CCTCGTCGTCCTCGTCGTCCTCGTCGTCCTCGTCGTCCTCGTCGTCCTCGTCGTCCTCGTCGTCTTCGTCGCCTTCGTCGCCTTCGTCGCCTTCGTCGCCCTCGTCGCCTTCGGCATCATCACCTTCCATGATGGTTCCGTAGACGTCCAGACCCTGCAAGAGCAGAGTCATTTGCGAGCGGAACGCTTCGGTCAGCCCCGCGAGATCGAACTGCGACGCGTCGCTCTCGTTCAAGCCCTTCGCGAGCTTCGCCGCGTCTTCGGCAAGCTGGGCGTAGACCTCAGAGATGGCCATCATCTCTTCGTCGAGCGCGTAGTCCGCCATGACCTCGGCGAGTGCCTCGAAGCGGTCCTGCATCTGCTCCGCGATGAGCGCGATGTTCGCGAAGCCCTTGATGACGTCCTGCGACTCGAACGCCGCAACCTGCGACGTGAGGCGGCTGAGCTCTTCGAGGTCTTCCGAGATCTGAGACGCACCAAACTTCAGGCGCGCACGGAGGAACGGCGCCACCGACTCCGCCACGGTCGACGGATGCGCACGATCCATGAACACGCGAGCTTCGCCGATGAACGCGAGAGCGTCGCGCTTGAGCGTACGCACTGCCTCACCGTGCATCTTGCGGGACACGCGGCGCTTGAACGCCTGCATGCGGCGGAACTTCGAGCTCCGCATCTTCTTCCGCATCGCCTTCTTGCGAGCAGCCTTGACGGAGCCCTTGCGCGCACGACGACGCCCCGCCGCACGCTCGGCGCCAGACTGACGCTGGACCTTGGTACGAACTGCCTTCTTGCCCTTGAAGGCAAGACGCATCTTCTCGCTGAGTTCCTCGGGAGACGCCGTGTCCGGCGCGGGAGGCGCAGAGGACTCTGTGATACCGAGATCCCTCAAGTCCTCTTCGAGGCTGCTGATTCCGAAGTGAGTGCCACGCATTCTGAAACTCCTTTTACAGCCGCTCGACCAGCGACGCGACGTACACCGTTGCAATCTCAAACTCGAAGAGAGTGTCCGCCAGCGCATCGTAAACTTGCGCCAGTTTTTCGGACTTGTCGAGGTCGCGCGCTGACATCTTTGCCAACTCGCGCATACCCCGAATGTCACGGCTCATATCTTCCGCGACAGATCTAAAAGTTGCAAGTGCCGTCTGTACGTCTGCTGCCTGAGCTTCGCGCCGGGCCTCCAACTGCTGACGGGCACCCTGAATACGGCGGCCACACGACTCCAGTCGCGCGTCCAAGCTGATCAACGCCTCGCGCACTTCAGCAAGTGTCGCAGTACTGCCGCTGTACCTCACATTCGGGATACCGCGTTTCGTTTCCTCGAAACGCTCCCCCAACAGCGCGCGGACTTTGGCAACCTGCGACCCTGTAACCGCTCGGCGCCACGCTACAGGCTTCGACCGAAGCTCGGCGATCGTCGCCAACACCTTAGCGGCATCGCACGCTTGCGTAGGTTCGATATGCCTCACCGCTTCGTTCAAACGCGCCGAAGCGCCCGCGACGTCACCCGCGAAGAGTGCATCCACCGCGCGCCGCGCTTCGACTTTGGCGAAGTCATCCACAGACCCCGTGTCGTACGTAGGCACGGGTACCACGCCGTGCTGCACCAGCTTCAAAACCCCGCCTGCCCCCTCCGAAAACTCCACTCGAACGATGGGCTTCAACTCTGATGTCGAAAGCACGATGGCGTGCTGTGCATACGTCGCGCTGACACGGAACTGAAGGTCGTCCGAATCTTCACCGAAGATGGACGCACGGTGCGTCTCCACCAACTGCTGCACACGCGTAATCAACGACTCATACGAGCCCTCGACCAGCTTTGTGAGCACATCCGCGGGAATGAAAAGAGACGCGCGCATAGACCGATTGTTATTGGACACTACCGGCTCCATTTTAGGCTGTCAACGCAGCACAACCGCTAAGTTGTTACCTCCGACGTGAGGTAACGGAGGAACGAAGCTCGCCCATCAAGTCGCGAAGCTCCTGGAATCTGCCTGCCAATGCTTTGTCGTGCTTCAGCAGCGTATCCAACTTCTCCTCTACGCGCCGCTGTGTACTTCGATCCGAACCAGCGAATAGCTCGCGCTCCGTGATAGGCGCAGTACGTCCACGCAGCGTTCGCCCCGACGGGAGTTCCAGTCCAATTCGCCGTGCAGCGAACACCGCTTGCGCACGAGGTCTCGCGCCTCGGGCTTCAAACGGTCCTGGAACCGTGGCTTCCTCGGGCGGCACCTCTTCCGCACTCGTCTCCGGCGGTACTTCCTCCGCACCGTCGGCACCCACGTCACCAAACCCGCCGCCCATATCCATCGGCGGCTGAGCCGCAGCCTGCGCAGCCCCCTGAGCCTTGCCCTCACGAATCAAGTCTTCATCGCGCTGCAAGAAGATCGTCTGAATCTCTTCATCGTCGAGATTGAAAACGTGCTCCAGCACCCAGTGCAGCGACACAAAGTCGCGCATGCGTGCCGCCAAGTCCGCCCGCGCAGCGCGCGCTTCGATCTGCGCCAACTCCAACAGCGACGACGGCACTGTCATCTGAATGTCAAAGTCCACGCTGTTCGGGTCGATGTTCAACGCCGACAGGTGCACACGCGCCATTTTGCGGATACCGTTACGCACTTCGCGTTGCACGCGCAGAACTGTTCGGGCGAATCGAATATCCTGCGACGACAACACCGAACGCACCGCCCCATCATCCTCGCCGAGATAAGCGCGCGGGATCTTCATCGCAGCGAACAGCTTGCTGCGGAAGTACTCGACGTCATCCATGTGCTGCCACGCCGGAGCGCTCAGCATCTCGACACGTGACCCATCTTCCCCCGAACGAAACGGGATGTAGAAGTCCTCGTCCTGCGCGGGCGGGTTGACCTTCTGATCGAGATACCCTGTGCGTGGGTTGACGTACTTGTTCTTCCTGAACTGCTGCCGCATGCGATTCAGGTAGAGCATTGCTTCCTGGTCCGAGCGGTCGCCTACGTTCACATAGAACGCAAACCGCTCGGGAGCTCGATGAAGGCGATAGATCATCGCAGCGTCTTCGAGCAGCATGAGTCGGCGCCAGATCCAGCGTGCCGAATCCAACACGCTGTGGCCATAGACAGAGCGACGGTGCTTGCCCCGCAGTCGGAAGTGCACCACTTCCCAGTCCTCGAATGCAATCGTAGGATCGGTACCAGCCTCGCCTGCCTTGATGTCCCCGGTGATGAGTGCCTGCCGCTTTGCCATCGCAGCTTTGAAGTCATCAACGGAGAACCCGATCTTGCCACGAGGATCCTGAATGAACCCATAAAGCTCGCCGTGCCGTCCCTCGATGCGCCGCACACTCGGCGCTGGCAGATAGTTCAACCCAATCACACCGTCGTCGTTGACCAGCAACTCCTCATAGTCGTTGCCGTACTTCACCAACGAACGTGTAATCTCCCACGCCTCTTCGTCGAGATTGAGGCGCTTGATCATGTTGTCTACTTCGGTGCGGACGCGCACATTCTTTGACGTGCACCACACCGTGCGGTTGTTCACCGTGTCCGGCTGCGTAGCGTCGTCCGCGAAGATGTCGATGGCCGAAGCGATCTCGGGATAGTCGTCCATCTCCTCGTAGTCGGCGTAACGTTCGAGCAAACTCGCATCAAGCCGCAGGTAGTCCGCCAGAACGTCGTACCCGTAGGCTTGAAGCAGGTTGAAGCCCGTGGGCGCGATCGGGCCTGTAGCCCCCTGTGCCGCGCGGATGATGACGTGATCCTTGTCACCTGCGAAGGCACGTTCGATCCGACCAGCGATGTTCGAGAGCAATCCCATGAGCCACGCCTTTTGACCGTAAGGTCAATCAGAAGTCCGTCCAACCGTCGTCGTCGTCCACCACGATACCACCGCCACCGCCGCCACCGCCTACGAGGATCGACAATCCTCGTGTGCCGGGCAAGTACCCCATCTGGGCGGGTGTAGCGTCCGCCGGGGCATAGGACACTCCAGGCAAGATCGGTAGCGCACTACCAGACGCGCGCGTCTGCGACAATGAAAACAACGACCCAGCCAGGGCGTCGGCAATGTCTTTCGAGTTATGCACGACAACCCCGGACGCCAGCGCAAAGTTAGACGTCGCATCCACTTCCAAGTCGAACACCGGCACAGGAGCCGCTAGCCGCACTGGGATTACCGCGCGAACCTTGTGGTTCTCACCCACCGGTGCCGCGAGGAACTCGTCCCAGGACGAAAATCCGTGGTCCCCTAGCACACGCACCACGACGTTACGACCACACCCAAGAATGCGTGCCGCCGCGTTGGCATTCGTCGCCGCAGGATCCCCGCGAAGTGCTTCGAGCGCCGCACGATCCACATCTGAGCGAAAGTCGGCGCGCGAGCGAGATCGTGCGCGCAACTCTTCGGGAGACATGGTCGCCACGGTGCGACGCATGGCCGCTGCGTGCTTAGCCCGACCGCCCTCACTCAAGTTGAACTGCTGTGCGGCGCTGTAGAGCTTCGATCTCCACTCAGGATCCGTTGAATGCCGCAACGCCGTGTGAGCGCGTGCGTGCTCATCCAGCAGCTCCAGTGACAAGTTCTCCGGCCGGTTATCTGTCTTGGTGTGGTTGAGATGATGGACACAACACCCCGGCGGGACCGGGCCATTGAACGCGGACCAGACCATGTGATGCGTCAGCGTACGCCTCCCCCCGAGATCCACTACCCGTTCGTACCCACCGTTCACAGGCCACTGCCTGCTTACCGGCATGAGCCGATCCACACCCGGTCGCAGCGCCCGAGCTTCCTTGTACGTACCGTCGCGCAACCGCCACAAATGCTCCGGTGTACAACGCTCCACCGCACCGCTATCCAGCACCACGTCTACCAAGTCGCGAGTCTCTTTCGTGAAACGTCCCCGCGCGCGCCCTGGAACGACCGTACCATCCATTAGGGTCGAGTAGACCCACACTTCTTTGTCGCACAGATCCTCGATCTGAGGAAACGTCCCGTCCAACAACGGCACGCGCGTAGAGCCCACAAAACAACCCATTGCGGGGTGGTCCACCTTGTTCTTTCGGTGATCCTTTTCGAGTTGTTGCAGCTCATGCAACAGCGGCGGATAGTCATACATCACCACGCGGCCCTCATAGAATGCCGTCTTCAAGTGGTCGTACGGATCCGTCTTGAGATCTACTGATAGCAGCTCGGACTTGATGCCCTTCTTACGCACCTGCTGAAGCGTGTCCGCCGAGTTGTACCTATCCATCGTTAGCAGCGTGATGCGGTACCCGTGATCGCGAAGCATGTAGACCAACTGCCGCACGTCTCCTAGATCAATCTCACCGGCAGTCGGCGGCCTAATGCGCAATGCAAGATCCACCAAGAAGATCGGCAACCGCTCTACATGGGTCTTGCCATCCTTGCGGCGCGTCACGTCCTTCATACCGGCTACGTGCGCCATCACAAGCCCTGTACAGTCGCCCGTCAACGACGGGTCAATGTGTACATGGCGCGGCGCCGCGGGATTGATCAACGGCTGCCACACGGTCTCGCCATGATGGTTCTTGTACGCCCGAACCATGCGCCCCCACTCGAACGTAGCGGGCGTCCCAATCTCATACTCCAGCGTCGAGAACGGATGTGCCAACCGAGAATCCACCGCAGCCACGAGCTTCTCGCGGCGCTGGATAAACGGCGACATGGCCACCGTAGAGATGCCTCCAATATCGCGAATAGCACCTTCGAGGTCGTTCTCGAAGTCGCTGCGAAACTCCTCGGGCACGTCGAGGATGACAAGACCTTCGTCCAGCTCCTTCGCACGCAGCACCGCGGCTTCGTCCTCAGTGAGAATCTTGGACGGCGTAGCTTCGTTACCACACAGCACAGGGAACTTCTTGGCCGTAAAGAACTCTTCCGGCTTCACGTCCCACTGCGCGTAGTCCCTAACGAACATACTAGCGTCCGTTTTCATCGTACGGATCAGCTTCGCAGTGAAGTCGTCCTTCGTCTTCTTCGACGAGACGATAAACAGCATCCCAGGTAGCTGGCCCTGTCGCGAAAAGCGCGATTTCATACGGCGCTTGATCGTGTTGTAGATCGACTGCGCACGGCCGGTCACTTCCGTTCCCATACGCCCGCGCATGCTCTTCGGGATGTCGGGCATAAAGTTCGTTTCATCTACGAGCGCGCCGATCGTGTTCAGACCAAGCGCCGAAGAGTCCGTGCTCGCGCGCGCTGCGAGCCACAGCTTCTTCGAGGGAAAGCGCATCTCTTTCTTCGTTAGCTCGTAGGGGAAGTGCTCCTTGAAGTACGGCGACGCTTGGAGCTTGTTGATGATGTTCTCGAACACCACCTTCATCGCCAACATCTCGTTGACCGAGAAGCACGTGATCGCAATGACTGAACCGGGCGCGAGACCGTAGCTCTTCTGCGGATCGCGCATGCAGCTCAGCTCGTAGAGCAAGCGACACACCCCGATTGACGCGAAAAACGTTTTCCCCCAGCCAATCGAGTTATGTACTTGAAATCCTTGGCAAAAGAAGGAGTTGCCGTTGGGGATTCCGATGTCTCCTACCTCAATCGTCTCGGCAGGCTCCACTGAGCGCACGCCTTCGTAACGAAGGCCAGGGTCTACAAACCGCTGCCGCAATTCCTCCGCGGCGGGGTGCCCTGCATGTTCCAGACAGAACTCCGCAACACTGCGATACGAACAGCGCGTAGGCGGCGCGGCCACCACCCACTTCCACCAACGGGAGCCACGCGCCCTCACGATGCCCTTTCCTTGAAGGAACCGACCCATGTCGGCGTAGGTCCACGGCAGCACGTCCACGTTAGTGTTGATCGTCGTAGCGGATACCCGCTGTCGTAGCGCATCGCACGCGGCTTCCTTCCCCGGAAGACTCCCGATCGTCTCCAGGAACCGCTCGATGTTCTCCTTGTCGCTGATCGACAGGTGCCACCACTGGTAGTGCCGCTGCTGCTTCTTGTGGAAGCTCCGCGCCGGGTACACACGCCCGTGAATGCCAAGGCGCAGCAGCAACCACTGCACATCGTCGATCAACCCACGGTTTGCCAACCCGATCTGGATGCGAGGCGCTGTGTTGGTCTTGTAGACTACCGTCCCCTCGCACGCGTAGAGACCGCGCAAGAACGCCGCGACTACCGCATCCGAGGATCGGCACACCAGAGGACTCGCGCGCCGCAAAAGACTTCCTACGTTGAAGATCCCGTGGCGGCGCAACAGGTCCAAGAAACCAGAGCGCTTCGAGTACTCCACGCAGACTTCGGACGCGCCGTTCTTCGGACGCACCGAAGCTGCTGCAAAACCGCAAGCACGCAGCATCTTCAGGAAGTCCTGCACCGTACCCAAGTTCCCATCCACAAAGCGCGCACGCGTCGCGTCCGACGACCCGTCGCCGGTCATGTATCCAATGAGCTGCGCTTCCGCCTCCGCGAGCGAATACGATGGGGTCGTAACCAAACGACGCGGTACCGGCACCAAGTCCGTAGTCAACAGTTCAGCAGCGGCCACCCATCCGCGCTGCGTCATTACCCGGTGATCCGACGTCAGCCGCAAACTCATGCCGTTAGCCAACGTCACCCGAACCGTGGGCTGCACCCCAGAATGTTTGACACCGCAACTCGCGGTGGCGCCCACACGGCCATCCGGGCGGGCCATCATCGCCGGAGAGTCCCCACCGCGAGCGAGTAGAGACCGCAAGGTCACAAGTTCCCCGTCGGCCTGCATCATCGTGGCGTCCAAGTCAACGCACCCGCTGAGTACGCACTCGTGATACCCGCCCGAGAACAACTCCTTCATGTCCTCCAAGAGCTTCGGGTAGAGATTGTCGCAAGTCTTGCCGAGGTAGTACTCGTCCTTGATGAACTGCTCGATGTCGACGGGCTGCCGCTCCCACTCCACACGCGCAAATGAATCCAACAACGTAGGCGCAGGTGTCGCCCCTCCCGCCGTCGCATTGGAGCTTTCCAGTTCCTGTAGCGCCAACAGCAGCGTAGCGCGTTCATCCGCAGACAACGACTTGATGTCTTGCTGCATGAGCTGAAGTTGCTCTTGCAACGTACGCTCTGAGCGTGCCCTGCCTTTCTCCTCTCGGATCATTCCACCACCGAGCCTTCTGGGGGAAAGGGCACACCGTCTGCATCCACATCCTCCACCGACGCGTCGATGATTTCTCCCCCATGCTCCGCCATAATCTCCGCCGCGCCCACGGCGGCTTGATCCCCCGATTGCAGCAAAGACTGCAACAGCGCCACACGGTCCGCGCCACCCCCCAAAAACGCCACCATCGTCTTGGCAACACCCAGCACCTTGCGACGCGACTCCGGGTTGTGCACGACCTTCTGTACGCCGGGAGCGTCTTGGTGCACGGACGTCAGTGCAAACCCAAACGTCGGCGTGTCCATCGAGCTCTTACCGCCGCTGCCGTCCCCCAACGCATCCTTCTGTAGCCCCTGGAGCTTGACCAGCATATCCATCGCGAGTCGCATCTCGTTCGACGTCGAACCGAACAACTTACCGATGTCCTGCTCGTGCTTGGTGTCAATCTCGATGCGGTCCATTTGCTTCCGAAATAGCCGCTCCATCTCCAGCACCGGATTGACCTTGAACTCGATGCGCTCGCGCTCTTTATCGAGCAACTCCTGTGCAGCCCGCGGTGTGATCTGCTGACGTTCCGCCGGTGGGATCTTCTGCTTGAAGCGATACAGCATGCGCGTCAGCGAATCGCGCGTCACGTCAACGTACTGCTTCTTGTCTTCTTGAAGCCACCGCGCCACCTCTGGAATAGGCGTGCCCTGCACTACCTTCGCGCGCAGCTCTGGATAGCAGTCAAGCGCATGGAACTTCGTCTGCCCGCCGTCATCGCGGCTGATCGGATGCACATCAGCTTTAAGTGGATTGCTGGCCATCGCGCTAGAAGTCTAGCAGATACCAAGGCGTTGCGGACAAGGTCCGTACTACTTGTCCGCCCACGAGTACCCATTACCCGGCTCCGCTAGTGCCGGAACCCGAGTCAAGATGCCAGACATAGCGGACTCCATCCCCTCCTTCATGTCGTGTTCCCACGCCTTCACCAAGTCCGCGTCGTCCCGCACTTGCGTGATGATCTCGTCGTGCACGTGGTGCACCAGCAGCACATCTCCGTTGTACTTACAGGACCGCCGGTACACTTCGCGGAGTGCCCGCTTCAGCCCATCAGCACCAGCCCCCTGCACTGGGTGATTCAAGTACTCGTTGTGCGCCGTCTCGTCGCAGTAACGCAACCGCCCCAACGGCGTACTGGTCATGTGCGTCTTCTTGCCTTGGCGCAGCGTCACTTCATGCCATTCCCGCAGCCCTGTGTACTCATCGAAAAAACGGTTCCGGTACTGAGTTGACTGATCGAGCGTCAACTTCACGCCGTAGCCGGTCATGGCGTAGAGCACGAACTTCTCTGGTTGCATGCCGTAGAGAAAGCCAAAGTTGCAGTTCGCAACTACGCGATTACTAACGACAAAACGGTTTCGAGGCCCTGCGTTTACAATGTCGTAGACGCGCGCAAACGTCGATCCTTGACTGCCGCTCCGTCCACGCCGCCCCGCTGGAGTACCTCTTCGAGTGTCAGGTTCAGCTTGCGCCAACTCACGTAGTTGACGATCGTCGCGCGGGCCAAGGTAAACTGAGGAAAGTCGGCCACTATCCGAGCGTACAGGTCCACCAACAACACTCGCTCGCCGAAGTAGTCCACCCAGTGATTGGTGCGCTTGTTCCGTAGGTTCTCGCGCTGCGAAACCAACCGCAGGTTCCCCGGCTCGTAGTGCCCTTCGTTGTCCTGCCGGTCGATCTGCACTCCGCGATAGGTCGGATGCGGCACATGCTCTAGCATCCAGCGAATGAAGTGCTCCCGCGACTCGAAACGCAGCTCGATCCCACGGGCTCCGTAGTTCTTGTAGAGCTCGTTCTCCGGCGCCCGGCACCGCTGCACCATCGCGTCGTACCGCTCGCCCAGAACCTCCGCCCGTGGGTCTTGCTTGTACTTGACTGCCCGCTGGCACCGACAGCTCGTAGTCTTGCCCGTGCGGATATTCGACGGATACAGCGGAAATGTCGTGCAGCAAATCGAGCACGTCGCTTCGACGCACCGCTCGTTCTTCTTGCCAGCCCGCACCACGTTTCCCGTCAACGTGAGCGTACCCAATGGGTACTTCGCCATCTCCTCCAACAGCAAGGCGTCCTCCCTCCAGCGCGGATGCTGCGGTCCGCAAGGAAACACACCGCCCGTCACGAAGCCAGACTTTGTGCTCGGGGGTCGCTGTAAGCCCGTCATACGTCATCACTTCCTGGTAGCCTTTGTAAACCACACCTTCATGGGCTACCCACTCAACACCATCCCATACAAGATCCGAAAGGTCAACACACTCGATCGGCTTGAGACCGTGGTTCGTCAGCACGAGCTGCCCCTCGGCGATGCACGGCTTGGCTTGCTGCCGCTCTGCCTTCGTGATCTGGTCCTCTGGCTTCTGAAGCAGCTTGCTTGCTGTATAGCGGTGCGGATCCAAGTCATGCTGGAACAAGTGGATCAACGTCCGGTCGCCGCTGATCTCCGCAGCCAGCCGCATCTCAACGCCCGAATAGTCCGCAATCACAAAGCGCCACCCTGGGGGTGCCTTGAAGCACGACCGGTACTCCTTCTCGCGCGGAATCTGTCCAAGATTTGGGTTCTTGGCCGCAAATCGCCCCGTCACGAGCATAGGGAAGTAGTTCGGATGGATGCGCCCTGTGACCGGGTTGATGTACTCCCTGTACTCAGGACCGAAAGACTTCAGCTTCGTGGCGTACCCGCGGTACTCCAGCAGCTTGCTAATGATCGGGTACTCGCTCGCAAACATCGCGAGCGCCATTTCACGGGTACTGTCGAGCATGCGCAGCTTGCCGCCCATGCGATGCAGCGACATCAGCATCTGCTCAGTCGAGTCGAGATTGAACGTGAGCTTGTCCTTGCGCCCCTTCGACTTCGCCGCCTTGCGCGCCTGAATCTGCTCTTCTTCCGTGCGCTCGCGTTCCGTGCGATTACCGTCCTCGTCCACCGTGACGTCGACTGCCCAGCGATATAGGGCGTTCTCATCAAACACCCATTCCGAAGCCCCCGGCAGCAGCATCTGACCGAATGGGTTAGGCAGCTCCCGAATGAGTACCTTGGCCAAGGCAATCATCTTCGCGTGGTTGGTCTCCGCAACCTTCATCCACGCATCCATGTCGATGGGAAAGCCGTTCACTTCTACGGCCGCTTCCGGGAGAATCGACCCAAACTCGATAGCAGCGATCTTGAACAGACCCGCACGTTCGAGCTTAGGCCGTAACACCCTACGCAAGTCGGGCAAAAACGTGACGTCTTCCGCTGCGTAATCGAGCTGCTGCTTCGTCAGCACGTCCGCACCCCAGTCGGATCCGCCCAAGTCTTCCGCTACGGGACGCATCCCTAGTTCGCGTGCGTACAAATCGTAGAGATTGTGTCCGATACCGCGGAGCCCCGTGCCCTGTCCGTTGTACAGCAACGACGACGCCCGAAATGTGTCGAACACCGGCCACAGTTCGATGCCTTCATGCGCGTAGAGATACGCCTGATCAAACTTGAGGTTCTGACCGACGATAACCGGGTGTCCCTTCCCCGTGGCCTGCGTCGGGTTGTGCAGCAGCGCTTTCAACGGACCGAGCGTCTTCGTCTGGAACACGTCGATGACGTAGACCTTCTTGCCTGTGTTCACAGAACACAGCCGTATGCGCCCCGTGTGCGGCGAAAGCGCCGCCCACTCCAGGTGGCGCCACTCCGGCTTGGGGGTGGTCTCCAAGTCGAGCGCAAGTACTTCAGACTGAGCCCCTTCGTTCGCAATGTGACTGAGACGCTCCGCGCGCGTCACGTACTCGTAGTCCAGCGCCATGCCCAGCCCCTAGCACACAGCGCGAGATTGTAAATCACTAAGGCGTATCGGCCCCGCGAGGCAGCATGTCCACACCTTCCCCTCGTTGAAAACGTACGGGAATTGTGCGGTAGACCGCTTGTTCCGACGCATACCCCAGCGTCACCGCAACCCACACCGCATCGTCGTGTACAAACGGGGGCCGCCGTCCACCTACGGGAGGCAACGCAGCCTCGCTCTCTCGCAACATCCGAGCTACCCCCAGCGCTACCAACGAGGCTTCCGACACTCCCGCGCGCCGCTTGAAGTCCGCATACGCCGCGCGGTCGAACACATCCTCCGGGGCATCGTCAATGCGAGTGTACACCGGCACAGGATCTCCGTTCTCCGTAGAGAACAGCATTGCGGTGTCCGCCAAGTCCTTCAGCTTGAGAAAGTTCTTCGGGAGCTTCGGGGCCAACCCATCTACACGATCATGTGGCACGTAGCGCCCTGTACGCTCCGCTCGATCGGAAATACGCTCCTTGCACTTCTCCGGGGACAAGTCCGCCATAAGCAAGTGCACGCGGTATCCGTTCTTCTTCAGGTCACCGATCAGCTTCTCCCACACTTCGAAGTTGCTGCCCGTACCATCCGCGATCAAACACTTTCGTTCGCGGATAGCCTTCTCGCGCATCTGCTCAACAAGATATGCTGATTCGTCGTGTACGATGTCAGCCGCGTTCTTCGCGCGCTGATTTAGGCCCTCTTGAAACTCCGGGAGATAGTTCTTCACCAAGTCCGAATCCGCCGGAACGAACTGCGCGGCGTCGATGCTCAGCGCTTGAATAGCGGTGCTTTTGCCGGACGCAGGCAGGCCCATTGTCACGATGGCTACCGGTTGCTGAGCATCAGGTACACGCGGCGTCGGACTCAGAAACGCATCGTAGATGCGAGCATGCAGCGCCCTACGCTCGTCATTGGTAGGCGTGTTAAACGTAGGCGACTCCGGGTCTGTATCGAAGTTCGCCTTCCACGTGCTCGCGGGAAGCCCCTCAGCCTTAGCCTTCCACGGCCCAGCTCCAGGCACCCACCCCACGCCTTTGATCGTGGCTGGGTGTCGGGTGTCCTGCACATTCGCTGACGTAGTGCCCAGCACCCTAGCAAACGTGTCAGCACCGCGCCTGGGTGCGGGAACCGCAGCAGCCTTGGTGGGAACCTTCACCGTAGCCGCCACGCCCACCGACCGCGTCACTGGCTTCCCGTGCCCGCGCGGCAGCCTGCGCCACGTACCATCGCGCTGCTTCTCGTAGTCCCCATCCGCCCTGGAATGCACGTCCCCAGGACGCGCTACATCGCGCGCGTCCGTCAAAAGCGCATCCAACTCGTCCAGTAGATGGCGTGTCATAACACTCACGGCTCCGTATTCGTGCCTACCCGCGTATAACCACGATTCAGCTTGTCCTGAATGAGCGCAGCAAACCCCGGATACACCAGAGTGGAGACCATCAGTGTCTGGATCAAATCTTCGTCGTCCAGTTCCGACTCCGTGAACTCCACAGGTACCGAGTCATCCCCCTCGATCTGGTCTCTGCCCACAACCTGAAGCACTACCGGCTTGGGGTCGAACTTGTTCCCAGCCACATAGAACCGCGCGACAAGGCGCGTTCCGTGGTCCCCCACGGGCTTGAACTCCGTAGCGTGAAACGAGTAACCGCCGAGGATCGTATTCGAACCCATCAGGTACCAATACACGCCGTCCGGCAGAGGAACGTGCTCCGTCGGTGCACCGCGTGGATCCAATGCTTGGACGCCCGCTGCATAGAACGTCGAGCCGTTCGGCAAAGTTACTTTGTACGCAACGTCGGGACTAGGAAACATGGTCAATACCCCGTCGCCTTCATGTGATCTTTGTACAGCTCCGACATGGACGAAGCTACCACTACGAAGTCTTCGATGGGAATCCCTCGCACCTGCGTAATGCCTTCTTCCTTGCACGCCGCGATCACGTTGACGCGCAACGATGCGGAGGCGCACGAGATCTTCACGATACTATCCGGGCGCACCGCGCGCCGGAACATGATCTCGTTGCCGTAACCAACACCCTCGGGCTTCGTTAGTGCCTGCTCCAAGGGCTTGCGATTGCTCCACGCATAGCCATTCGAGTCTGCGACATTGCAGCACCCGTAGCTGTCATCGTCGTGATAGTACGCATCCAGCCGGTCCATCTCGCTGGGGTGAAGCACAATGGTGATGTCACCGCCAACACCACCAGTAGCGAACTTGTCATCCATCACGCGGCAATACACCTGATCACCACCGCCGCTAGCAACGTCCGCATTGTAGGACGCGCCCTTTGCCGGTACGCCGTTCAAGTTTCGTTGCATGACGCCCGCAAGCTGACCCTTCAACGTCAACGCTGCGTTTTTGGGGTTACTCACACCTGTCGTGAGGAAGTGAACCTTGCCCTTCTTCGCGATAGCATCGCCGCGCCCTGGCAATACAGACGTCATCACACCCGGGGCTACTTCGACGTCTTGAATCGACGCAAGCTGTGCCTCCGTAACGCCCAGCTTCTTCAACTGCGTCGTCAGGTTCTCAACGGTCTTGTCAGCGTCCTTCATGCCGTCCGACGCCTGGGGTGCCAAGCTCCAGAACAACCGAGCCAATCGCATCCGCTGCACATCGGCGTCATTCGGCGTCGCCAACACCTTGTCAGCAAACGAATCTCCAGCCAAAGCCAACACGCGCGCAAACGCCGCGTCCACGGCCTCTCCGGGTTGCGGATACACCTTCGCCAACACGTAGTTGCGATAGGCATACTTCGACGTTGTGTCACTGACCTTGGCCAACGTCGAATTACCATCCGGCGATTGCCATGTACGCCCAGGCGCCGCGTCGTTGTACTTCGACGTGGTATACGCAAACGCACCGGCGTTTGAGTTCTCTTTCGACGTGGCTACGTACGCATCCTTCTCAGGATCGTACGTTGCGTTGAGAAACCGAACGGCGTTGGGATCATCCTTGTACGTACCCGGCGAATCACCACCCGCTGAGTTCGTCCCACCTTGCATCAAGGCCGCACCTTCAGGCCGCACCTTGAACAAGAACTGGTAGTACTCCTTGCCGTTCTCGTCGATGTAGCGCTTGGCCGTGATGAACTGGCCTTCCACCGCTCCACCATCCGAACGAAACGCTTTACCGCTCTTGAGATTCTTGTCGGTCTCGACGCTCCCGATCTCCGCAACCGAAGGCACATCCGCCGTAAAAGCAGGAACCTCATACGGTGTCAGCGTCTTGGGCGGGGGCCCCGGAGGTGTGGGCGGCGTGGGTACCGGCGGCATAGGGATATCCGTCAGTGTCCACGACTTCGTAGTCGACAACTTGGCGCTCGCCAGTTGTGCCTTCGGTACCACCGCAATTGCAGCGTAGTTGGAGCCGGATTTAACCGACACGGCATCAACGCCATTCGCTTTCAGAAACGCCTCAGCCTCGACCGGCTTCTTGGACGAGAACTTCAGTGTGATGTTGGGAGACGTAGGATCAGGAACACCCTTCACCAAGAAGGGTGTCTCCGTCACACCACCACCAGCAAGCGCTGTCGCAAGCGCAGACTTACCAGCCAACAACTCCCACTTCTTGCCCGCGGGCGGCGGCGACAACCCAGGCGGGGTCTCCGCTACAGCAGCCGCATTCAACGCAGCCACGGTCTCCTTGTGTTTGGCTAGCTCCTGCGTATACGCCGCTTGCGCCGCTGCGTACTTTTCCTGAGCTTGTTTGTGCGCAGCTTGAATAGCCGCAGCCGCTGCACTAGACGATCCAGGCGCAGGGGGAACAACAACAGCGGGCGCTGCGGGGGCAGGCGCTGCGGTAGTGACCTTGGGGGTCACCACAGTACTAGTAAACTTGAACTCGCCCGGCTCGCCGCGGGCCACACGAATGTTCGTAAAGAGCTGCTCGAAGTCCGCACGAATGTTCTTCTTGCGATCCATGATCGCATTGAACACCGCCTTCTTCTTGCTCGCGCCCCACCCTTCCTCGGTGGCCAACGCTTCGATGTACGGCGTAATCAGCTTCTTGTACGTCTTCTCCGGGATCTTCTCGATCTGCTCGATCACCGGCAACACGTCCATCGGGTTCAGTTCAATCTGCTTGGCGACATAGGCCATGTACAGCGCGTTGTAAATCGGCGGCGTAATACCCGGTGCGGCATACCCCAGATTCAACACGTCGTCCGACTTCTTCGAACCCGTCGTCGTCGCTGCCATGAACGGCTTGAAGGCCCGCTCTTTGTCCACACCCACGATGTCCCCGTCTGGGGTCACGACGAAGTTCGCACCTTTCGTGTCGTGGTTACCTACAAGCCAGTCCAGTACACGCTCCCGCTGAAGCTGCTGAATCTGCTTGGCCGTCAGATTCTTGATGTCCTTGCCTTGCAGGGTGCCCACGTTAGCCACCATCGGCTGAACGCTGCCCTTCACGAACGCGCCTGACTTGTCGTAGAAGAACAGCGACTTGACTGGGACATAGCTACCAGGGGGCCCCAGCAACGACGCGATCTTCGAGACAGCCACAGCCGCTTCCGCGCGCGCCGGAATCCGTCGGTGTGGGCTTCAACAGGAACTGCGCGCCACCTGGGCCTTTGAGGATGTGCTTGGCCTTGGTACCACCCAACACGGCTACATCCGCAGCCGTGTTCTCCACGTCTGTCAGGGTCATACCGTTGTTGATCGGGATATTCCACGATGCCCACGGCTGAGCATAGAACGGCGACGGCATAGCCACGGGTGCCGGTGCTGCATACGTCCCCGCAGCCACAGGTGCCGGAGTAGCGCCCACTGCCGGGGCAGTCGGGGTAGTGCCTTCCTTCCAACCACCAGCGAACGTAAACGACCCTACGGGCTTCTTCTTCTTCTTCTTGTACAGATCGGTGATGAACGTCTCGAAGTCCTTCCTGACGTTCTGCTTGCGAGCCAACGCGGCCTTCACGAAGTTAGGCTGCGCAGCTTTCGCATCAGCAGGCAATGCGTCGTAGTACTTCTGAAGCAGCGCAGTGTACGCCGCGTCGTCGATCTTCTCGACACTCTCGATAGCAGACAACAACTTCTGAGGATCGAAAGTGGCCACCCCGGGCTTGTCCGCGACCCAATCCTTCCAGAACTGATTGTAGTACGGAGGCGCTTCCCCATCGTTCGGAGCGTAATCAACGGACAGCTTATCGGTCTTGAAGAACCGAAATGCCTGTTCCTTGTCAACGCCAACCACACCGGCGTTGTGCGGCAATCGCAGCATGTTGCCGCCGTGCGAGTCGTGATTCGACGTCACCCAGTCGATAACATGCTCCGCAGCGACGTCCAGTTGCTCCGTGTCCGACAACGCACCCGGAGCCACGGATTTCATCGTAGTGATGTTGTCACCCAACCACGGCTGAATGGTACCCACCTGATCACCCAGCGTGATCATCTTCGCCGGAATGGACTTCGGCTTTACGGCCAATCCAACCTGTGCCGAGATCTCCTGTGCGACCGCAGCATGCGGTTTAGCTGCTCCAGAACTCTTCGAGACAGCGTTCTTGAACAGGTACGTTTTACCGTCCGTACCCTTGTAGAACGACTTCTCGCCCGCGCCACCAACATTCTTGGCGTTGCCAGCATACGTAAGAGATCCCGCATCCGGCAATACACCAAGCATCGCCGCCGCAGGCGTCAGCAACACCGGTACCCCTGCAACAGGCAACGGCGTCGTACCGAGTTTCTTGCGCGTCGCGATGATCGCTTTCAGCAACGCTACCGCGCCGTCCTCGCCGACACCAAACGCCGCCTTTACCTGTGCATACAGTTGCGAGTCGGCTTCTAGCGCCGTGCCGAACGCCGAACTGAAGTTGTACGCAGACTTGTCCGCACCCTGTTGCTGCAAGACCTTGTTGTACAGCGCAGCCACTTTCGGATCAGCAGCCACTTCCTTGAACTTGGCGACCAGCGCTTCAGTTTCGGGAGACTCTTTCGCAGGAATAGACAACGGTGCATTCCCCGAAGCCTTCATAGCCTGCTTGATAGACTTGAGAAATTCCTGCTTCGCAGCCGTCCCAGTCCCGTACACACTCACAACCGTAGCCTCAAGGGATGGATCAGAATCCACGCGATCCAGCAGGCCCCACGCAACCGCCGCATCAACGTCCTTGATCGCTCCAATCTTGACGCCCTCCAACGCCTTCACCAGCTCCTGGTTAAAGGCTACCGCCATCGCCGGTACAGCAAACGCCTTGTCGAACTTCAACTGCATTGCTGTGTCCGTCGACACGGACGCTGTCGTAGGTGCTACTCCCGGAACGCCAGCGTCGGTACCGCCCGCCACGGGCAAGGGCTGGGCGCCCTTCTTCTTCTTCATGTGCTTGATCGCAGCCCGGAGCTCGACGTCCCATCCAAGCTCTGATCCGAACACCGACTGCGCATGCGCAAGCGCCGCCTCGTCGCTGCTAATCATAGCTTCGAGGCCCCACGCAAAGCCCTCATCGTTGTCATCGGTCGCCGCTGTACTAGCCAACAGCGCGTTGTACAGCTCAGCCAACTTCGGGTGCGCAAACGTCTTCGCAAAGTTCAGTTCCAGCCCCTGTGCAACAGCCGCGGCAGCCGACATCGGCTTTGCAGGCGCGGGAGTCGCTGCACCCGACGGCGTTGCCGACACGGGGCTCGTAACCACCGTAGGTACACCCGGCTTGATACTCTGGTGCCACGCTTTGAGCGTGTCCTTCCAATCAGCGCCGAACTCCGCCTCCACTCCCGCCATGACGTCGGGAGCCACCACAGTCAATGCATCCAACGCTGCTTGGAACGCGGGCGCATCCAACGCCGCGGCCTCGGACGCCAAATCCGCACCTGGAAACTGTGTTCCAATCCACGCGGCTACTTTCAAACCTTTAGCGGCTGGAGCGTCCGCAGCCGGAGCGGGCGTAGCAGCCGGAGCTGCCGCCACCGGCGGGGCCGAAGGAACAGGAATCGAAGTCAAAGCCGGTGGTTGCTTCTTGTGCTTCTTTGTATGCGCCTGGATGAACCATTGATCCCAGTTCGGACCAACCTCCTTCTCCATCGTCGCCACAAGGTCCGGCTCCAAGTCCTTCATGTTCTGAACCACGGCGTGCGGGTCCATCTTGGTGAAGTCGAAGGGCACCGCCGGATACAGCGCCGTCATCATCTTCTCGAAGCTGTCGAGTGCTGCCTGCTCCTTCGAGGCTTGAGCCGCCATCATCGCTTTGGCTGCGATGGCAACATCGGTCTCCGACGTCAACGCCACGGCGTCCCCGTTATTGGGGACTGCCTGCGTCCATTCGGCACCGATCTCGGACGCAAGATCCGCAGCCAGCAGCGGGTGCACATACTGCATCCGAGCCACAATCTCTTTGGACGTCGCTACACTGAACGACCCGAAGTCTACCGTAGGCAACAGCTTCGAGAGCTTTTCAGCCACTTGGGCAGTGGCTGCCGTGTCCGCGGAGGGCTCGTCCGCTACCGGTTCCGGTACCTTCGCGGCCTGCGCAGCCTCGATTTCTTTACCGTCCAGGTACAGCATATCCCACGAACCGCTACCAGCACCGAATACCTCAAGCGCAGTCTTCTCGGCCATACGCCGTGTAATCGGGTTGTCCGCAATCACTTCCCGCCCACCCAGCGCGTCGATAATCGCAGCCCACGCCTGTTTCTGTTGAGCCTCAGACTCGAATTCACCGTGCGTAAGGTTCAGCGCGATTGACCCTTCGAACTCGTCCGCTTTGAACCGAAGCGCATCGTACTCAGCTTCCCACGCGGCACCGTGTGCCGCGAACATAGCCATTTGCGCAGAGAATCGGTACTTGCCGATCAAGGAGTGCGCGAGCTTTTCCGCGTCCTGAACCAAGGTTTCCACGCTGTGGTCACCCGGAGCCAAGAGATATTCCATCGACGGCCCAGACGTCGCGTAGTCCGCGTACGACTTCTCCCAATCCGGGTCAATCTCCGCCAAATGCGCCGCTACGGTGGGGTACTTCTGCTTCAGGAAGTACAAACCGGCATCAGGATCGTCCGTGTACGCCTGGAACCCAAGCAGCGACTGAAAGTGCGCCTTCAAGGCGGTCACCTTCGCAGTCTTGAGTTCGATTCCAGCGGTGATACCCTTCGCACCATCGTCGTACGCGGTTTTCCACGCACCCGGACCCTCTCCGAGTCCAAATTCCGACGTCAGACTGAGCACCGCGTCATTCAACAGCGGATTCACTGCAACCGCGGCGGGGCCCCCCACCGCGTCGATGAACTCCGCCCACTTCTGCATCTTCTGCCCAGGAGTCAACGACTTCTTGTAGATCTGGAAGTACGTCGATACATCGTTGGAGAGCTTGGACGCCGCATCTTGCAACGCGCCGTACTTCGCTTCCCAATCAGCGCCGTGGGCTTTGTAGAGCTCCACTTCGTACGCGAACCCTCCCTCGTAGGCTTGGACGTCCGCCACCAACGCAGCAGGCGTAGCCGTACCCCACAACGCCGGAATGTTCACCGGAGTCGACACCGCGTACGCTTTGTACGTCTGCTCCCACTCGGGATCATCCGCCGCCAACTTGGCTACGACCTTGGGATGCTTGATCTTGAGGTAAGCCAAACCCGCTTCAGGGTCCGGGGTGTAAGCAGTCGACCCCAATGCGTTATAGATCGCAGGCTTCAATGCCGCGACCTTCAACGCCTGAATCTCCGCCGGGTCGGGCGGCGGCGGTGCGGGCGGCACCACCGGCTCGGGTACCGGCTCGGGGAGCACCACCGGAGGCGCCACAACGGGCTCAGGCTTCAACGACGGCACCACCACCGCAGGCATAGCAACGGAGGGCACTCCGGCCTTGCTATAGGGCTTCCCCTCTTTGCCTGCGCTGTACTTCGCCACCCAGTCGTCACCGTAGATTTTGGCGAGCGCCGCGGCTGTAACCGGGTCCGCCGCGGCCTTCTCTGCGGTGGTGCCTGCCTTGTCGAACTGAGCCGACAACATCTTCGCCAGCAACTCCGGTGCGAGGAACTCCAACGGAGGCTCCGAGACACCCGCAGGCTTAGCCTTCTCCGCCGCGACTACCGCGTTCACTTCGGCTTGCCATGCAGCAAAGTCCCCCACCTGCGTCTTGATCGACGCGAGTGCCTTCTCAGGCAAGTTATCCAAAAACGCAGGGTCTTTCGCCAGCATCTTGCCGATGGCCGCTTTGCCTTGGGCGGTCGTCGGCATCGCGTAGTACTTCCAACCCTTGGCGTCGACTTCGTTGGGCACCTTCACGTAAATCGCATAGGCGCCCTTCACGTAGGACTGAAGGTTGAACGTGCCCAACGCCGCCGCCTGCTTCGCCTCATCGAGTCTATCGGACTCTTCGATGAGCGATGCGATCGACAGCAGTCCAAACGCGGTACCATTGTAAATACGCGGGGCGAGCATCAGATACCTCTCGACGTCTTACGTGGCTTGCGAACCACGACGTAGTAACTGTGAATCTTGCGGGCGTGGTACTGCCGCAACTGCCGACTTACACCCGGGCGGCGCTGAGTAACCAGCACGAATAGGTCTTCTACCTCGAAACCCAAGGTAGTGTAAGCATTGATGAGCTCCACGTGCGTCAGGCGTTGCTTGCACGCATAGACCTCGTCCTGACACTTCACGATGTAGATGCCTAGCGGTTTCAACACCCGCAGCGCTTCCACACTCGCACGCTGGTAGAGGTCCACTACCGCCGCATGCCCGCGAAGCGCACCAGCACTCAAGTCAGCACGCGCGCGTGTGTCGTTCTGGTAGTACGCGTCGTATCCCTGGTGCCCAAGGTGCGCCCCTCCGCCGTCCGAATGCATGTAGGGTGGATCAAACACCACACAGTCAATCGAAGCGTCCTCGTAGGGCAGCGAACATGCATCCACACCGGTCTGTAGATCCGTGGCGCGCACTTCGTAACTACCTGGGGGAATGTTCCGCCAAAAGGCACCCTTCCCGTAGGTTGTGTCCGCTACCACGGACTTCGGAGCCACGTAGAGCTTCAAAACGTCTGGGAACAGATCCGCGTTAATCCCCACCTTGGCAGAGAATACGAGATCGTTGGTCGCCACTCCTGCGGGCGACTTGCGCTTCTTGCGAACAGTCTCGGCTGCGATCGTATCCGCCACAACCGCAGCCTACCACAGACCCCCTAACGTGTGGACATAGACCGCTGTCTTGGCGCTTGACCACAAGGTCAAGATTTTGGGGCTAAAGGCGCCTCTACCGCGTGCACGATAGCGGGAGCCTTCAATAGCTTCAAAGCCTCTTTCAATGCGGGCTCCAACAGCTTGTTGATGTCGAGACCCTCCGCGCGACACCGCTCCAGGACTTCATCTAGCACGTGTTGTGTGCCCTGCGTGACGGGGACATACGTGTGCTTCTTCCCGTGCAGCGTGAACACCATGAACCCGTACGGCAGCGTGTGCCGATAGGTCACGAAGATGGCTTCGACGATCTCTGACAAGTCCTTCGAGGCACGGACGTCCTTTGCTTTCTCGTCGAACTCTGCAATGGCTTTCTCAGGGAGGCCCTCTTTCTTGAGCTTCTGGCGCATGCCCCAAACCATGCGGTCCCAGGCAGACTTGTCAGTCACCGCGAATAGATCCCGAACCTTCTCCGACGAGTATTTCTCCGCGAGACCCTTCACCATCGCCACCATCTTGTCGCGGTCAATGTCGCCCTTCAGGAAGATCAGCTTCGCGTTCATCGCCTGCTGCACTTCCTCGTCCTGGAACATCGCGTGGTCGAGGACGTTGCACGGCACGCCCTTCAACTTCAGCTCCGTCGCCGCGCGGAAGCGATGCTCCCCTCCGAGGATACGGTAGAACGGCGTCCCGTCCGTAGTCTTCCACGGCACCACCACGAGCGGCTCGATGAACCCGACGTCGAGGATCTCTTGCTTCAGCCGCGCGAACTTCGCTGGATTCATCGAGTTCGGGTTCCACGGATTCGGGCGCAGGTCCGCCAACAGCAGCACCTTCGTCTCGTAGAACCGCACGTCCGGGCCCGGTGTTTCAGAGCTCGCAACCGCCACCAACCCTACCACCGCCGCCTTCGTCTTGGTCATCACGCGCTCACTCTTCCGCTACTGCGATGCTGTTGAGCCCCGGACGGTCGCCGCGCGCCACCTGGGACATCTGTTCCGCGGTGAGCTTATCCACGCCGTAGTGCAACATAATCGTCGACACCGCAGCTTCGGCTAAGTCGATGTCAGGCGCGTCAGCATCGTCCACATCCTGCGGATCAGGAGACGCAACTCCAACGTCCAGATTCAAGAGGTCTTCGTCTTCGATGATTTCGGCGCGACCTTCGGTTTCGCTAGCTTTTCCTTGAGCCATGTCGGAGTCTCCTTGAGCCAACCTAACTTGAAGAACAGCTTATCCATCGAACGCGCGATCGGCTCGAAATCGTCATCATCCCACTGACGTGGGTTGTACTTGATCCCTGTCTTACGCGCGCGCTCCCCATCGAGCTGCTTCTTCAACGCAGCATCGCCACTGCGGTGTACAATGTACTGTGCATACGCACGCGCCCAGACCTCCTCTGGACTGGTCAAGTAGGTGTAATACCGCGCATTACCAGTTCTACCAGCAGCATCTGCTTTCACTAGGCGCTTACGCAACGTCTTCAACGCCGCGCTCGCGTCCAGCGCCTCGAACACCTTCGCGATGTACTTCTCAGTGCCGTGCGCGACGGCTTCACGCTCGGACTCCAGCTTAGCCGGAACTGCAACCGACGTCGCAACGCCTCCGGCGCTCACGGCTTCGGTGTCCGCCGCGAGCGAAGCCTGCTTCCAATGAGCACCTTCAGCGCCCGCCGCGCGACGCGACGCATAGCCTACACTGCGACCTTCTTTGGTCCGAGGCAGCAAGCCCTGGTGATCCAAGAAGTGCCCGAGTTCATGCAGCGCCGTAAACCCAGAGTGAGTTCCCTCCGGGTTAATCGACACATGGTCCGGGACACCTGCACCACTGAAAAACTTGTACGCCCCGTGTTGCCCAGGCTTCGCATCGTAGCGCATGTCGATGGTAGGTAACGTACCGTCCACCAACCACGCATCCATCACCGCCACGGCGTGCGCCACATCCTTCGCTTTGGAACCCTTTTCAATTCTGACAGCCTCCGAGAACGCACGTTTTTGGTGCAACTTGGAGTCCGGCAAAGGTTGAGGATTGGGTGTCGACCGAGCCACGGATATCGGGGCACGCGCCTTTGGCTTGGGCGCGTGAATCCGAGTCTGAATCTTCCCGCCCTGTTTCAGTTCCCGGGCCTGGGCGCGCATAGCTTTGCTAGCACCCTTGCCCTTTTCGGTGCCTACCGTCGCGTAGTACCGCCACGCCGCACGTCCACGTTTCCCGCCAATCTTGACGTAGAAGTAAGCACCATGCTGGCGAATCGACCCAACAGGCAGCGCAGCACCTTCAAGCACTACCTGCACGGGGATATCCACCAGTTCCGTCAGTAAGATCAACGCCATCCGCGCAGCTCCTACCGCAGACTAACACGGCGAGGCCCACCCCCTGTAGGCTCTAGCCGCGCCCTTCGCCATTCAGCGTACGTGCGAGGCTCTCCACCTTCGACGCCAAGTACAACAGTTCGCCGATCGCTTCGACCGCCACCGCGTTGACCTGTGTCTCCGACAATGCGCCTTGCTGCAACTGGACGAATCGGGCTCGATGCTTCGTCAGCAACCGAATGGCGCTGTCCAGTTCGTCCACGAGCAGCGAGGGCGACAACGGTAACGCGCCAATCGGAGCAGCATCGTCAGCGGTAGCGTCCGCGGCGTCGCCGAATCCTTCCGCGTAGCTCATCCGTCGCCAGCCTTTTTCTTCAGCGACACCGACGCGTAGATGGGGTTGCCGCTCTTCGGATCGACCGCGAGCAGTTCGACCCCTAGCAGCTTTTCGACTTGTGCCAACATGAGGAGCTTGAACTCGTCCTGCATGTTCGGGCGAGCCGTCGCGTCGTTGGTAGCCGTGAACTCCAGACAAATCAGCGACAGATTGACGCCCACCACATCCTTGCCAGAGAGTTGTTTGCTCAACGACAGCGCCTGTTCCAGCAGTTCGTTCTCCCCCGGTTCGAGGTAGAAAACGCGCTTCATCTTCGTGTTGATGTCCACGATGCTGGGATCGAAGATGGGCTCGTCGCTCTTGTCGAGTTCGGTAGTGTGGGCTTCGTCGAACGAAGGCATCAAGTCACCACCGAAGGTCTCCGCGGAATCCACAGCATCCGTCGCCTCCGGGGTACTGGTTGCTTTCTTGGGGCTCTTCTTCTTCGATGCAGTACCAGAAGGCTCCGCAGCCTCCCCGAAGCTCGCCCCCGCAGCAGCAGCTTCGAAGCCCAGCCCTTCTTCCACGGCCTTCTTCTTGCGCGCCTCATCGAGCTGCGCGCTGACCTTCTTGTCGATCTCCGACGCAGTGTGCTTCTCTGCGTACTCGACCCACGACAACGCGTTGACCATCGTGAGCACGCGCGAGATCCCGCGGACCTTGGTCCAGCCCAAGGCCACAATGCGGTCGCGCAACGCGGCATCCAAGTCCTTCAGCTCGATGTGCAACCGGTAGTAGATCGACCGAAACGTGTACGCCTTTCGGTAGTGTAGCCCGAGCTCCTGATCGCAGAAGTCCTCGAACTTGGCGTACCCGAACAGCGAGTAGACCGGCTTGCCACCGGGGTTGTTGTCTACCGGGATGTCGTAGAGATCCCAGAGAATCTTTCCCAACACGATGTACTGAGTGTCGATGGCACCCACGATCGCGCGCGCTTCATCGCGCTTGCCCTCGGCCCAGGCTTTCGAGCCCATAGGCGGTTCGGCCTTGCCCTTCTTGGGCTTCGATGTGTCGGCGCTCGGCACCACCTTCAAGTGGGATTCCGTTGCTGCTGATTGACCCATGTGTGTCTCCTCTGTGCGATGTCCACCGATGCGGCGTCACGGACACTTCCTAGGCCCTCACCTCAAGAAATTCCGTGAGTTAACGCCGCGATTCACTCAGTCACCTTGGACTGTACCGTATACACCTTTTCGTACGCATGCGCGACCTGCTTGCACAGGCTCGCCGTCGATAACCCACCCTGCGTACTAGCGCCACAGCGCCTGTACAACCTCAGAGTTCATGCACGCCACCGCGGACGCAAGCGCGTCATAGGGATGCTCGAAGCGATCCTTGCGCGTCAACACCCTACCGTCCGCGTCATAGATACGCCCCGAAAGGTCCGCCCCAAAGCGACGCTCCAACGCCTCGCGGATCTCGTCCTTCGACGCGTCCTTGCGGGCACACAGCGCCATCTTGACCTCCTGCGGGCTTGCCTGGACGATCGAGATCTCCCGAGTGTGGATCAGCGCAGTGATCACACCCCAACACATCGCAATCTTCGCCGCGTTGCTGGCATTTCGTGGAAAAGACATAGCCTCGGCGCAGACAGCGCGCACCGGTGGTACCGGCAACGCTACACCATCCTGTGGAGCGCCCGTACGAAACAAACGGTCCAACCCCATCGTGATCTCGCGCGCACGTCGCACGTTGTCATCCGCCGCACGAACCTCACGCTTCTTGTCGGACTTCTCCGTGCGAATCAGACCCATACGCAGCACACGAAACCGCCGTTGACCCTCCGCGGTGCGATCACACACGCACACCGCGTAGCCGATCGCCGCAAACCCCGGGTCCAGCCCGATAATGGTGACTCCCTTTGTGACGTTCTCACCGCCCATTGGCCATCGTCTTTCGCTGCTGCAACCTCAAAAACACTGCCGATGCCCGCAACAACTGCAACAGCACGGCGTCGCCCTCCCGATGGTCCACCAATCGACCGTCTCCGTCTTTGTTGAACTGCGTCCCAGTGGTTTGCTCGAACCGGTCGATGAACTCTGGAACTTCCTTCACGCGCGCACGCGCCCAGTTCGACAGGTAGAGCCAGCAGAGCGAACAAATCGGAATCGGGTCAGGATCCGTACCCTTGTTAGACGGAAGAAACGCCCACCCCGCTGACCGCCGATCGCACGACGAACAGTTGTACTCTCGAAGTTCATCCGGCAGCGCACGCATGCGATCCGGGTCCAACAACAAGGACATGCGGGCATCGGGATCGGCGGCTACCACCGCAGGCCCCTCGGGCGTCTCGCTGAACCCCGTCAGCTTGATGAGAGGCTCACGCGTACGCTCGACTGACTCCATCCCCGGCAACACAATCTTGCTCATCAGAAACTCCAGTGGTCGTCGTTAGCCCAAAGGGCATCGTTGAAGCAGTCCTGACACGCCGGGCACTCCTTCGCGAGTGCATCCGTCGCAGCTTCGCAAATACGTCGAGGCAGCGGGCCCTTGCGAAGCGACTGCCAAATAGATCGAATCAGCTTCTTGATGTTGTCGATCGTTTCGTCATCGCGTTCGACTGTATGCTCGATCAACGCATCAATTCCGTAGCCGCCCTTCTCCCAGTACAGGATCTTGGCCCAGCGGAACCCGGTAAACCACATGTACACGTGCGCCTGCACCACGTGACTTAGCTGCGGCATAGTCTTGATTTCCCACGACGACCGCGCACTAGCACTCTTCGCTTCGAGGATACCGAGTCCATCCATCCCTGGGATTTGCAGAAACCCGTCAGGATGCCCACCGATGCGGTACTGCTCATTCTTGAAGTACTGCTCGACGTAGTGGAACTCACGCGGGTCCGCGTTGCCGCACTTCGTACACACACGCGGACGCGCTACGTACTGCGCACTCAAGGGCAACCCACGGTTCTGCTCCACACCGCCGTAGAGAGTCGCGCAAGGCATGCAACGCCACTGACCCAGAAGCATGTCAGCCTCGGGCAGCACATGGTGTTGGAGCGTCCAATGCAGCCCATGACCATGCGCAAACACAAGATTCAAGTCGGGCTTGATGATCTCGCTGCGTACCAGCTTCGTACGCGCCGCAATCACTTCCTCGCGGGGACACAAGTCCGCCAGCATCGACGCGCGCAACCACGACTGCTCATCCAACGGCGGCGTTTGTCGCTCGGTCTTCAGTCTGGATCGGAGGATTTGCTTGAGGGTGCGGGGAGTTGTTGCGTTCGCCAAAACAGTCCCAAGAGCCACGACCACCATCCCTTCTTCGCACGTGCTGGACGCCCAGCTTTGCGATCCACGTACTGCTCCAAATAGCTCAGCTTGCGCCGCCGATCCTCCAACAACATGCGGGCTTCCGGCGGCGTCAATTCGTACGCGCATTCCGGGCACACCCAGTACGCCTTCGCGCTGTTCCACCGCAGCAGAACATCACAACCCTTACATTCGAAGAACGGAACCGCTGGACCGTCTTCGCCGGACACCACCTCGAAGTTCACGGTGACCGATACCGTAGGGTCGATTACGATCTCCCCACGTACAGCCTCCATAGACTCCTGTGCGTTCAGTTCAGATCGCTGGGAGTCGCCCGAGGGGGTTGGGCGTGCTGTGTATGTGTGAGCAGTCCGTCGAACCATGCGCGTTGCAGTCCTTTCCTCAGCATAGGATCGTAGGTAGATGCATCAGTCGTCCAGTACAACCAGCGGATCGTAGCGCGAGCGAAGTTCCGCACAGCACACGTCACCTGCGTAAACATCAAGTTTCATCCTTCCCGGGCTGATTGGCCAGCAGCATCTGAAACACCTTGCGCGGCACCGCGACCCACTCATTGTCGACACGAGTCTCCGCGTCGAACGTAATGACAAGTGCGGGATACTTCGACCGGCGTGCAGCCTCCGTTGTGATCTCGAACAGCCACTCCCGCTGAATCGACAGAGAGTTCCGTTCCGTCCCCTTGTGCTGCATGAGCAGCAACTCCGACGTCACATCCGCACCAGCGGTATTCCGGTCCCTACGCCCAAACGGTGCAGCTCCCGAAGCAGCAAGACGACGCCCACCATACGTCGCAGCCACGCGGGTCTCATGCTTCTTAGACTTGTCGACACGCCGCACTGCCGGGTCTGTGTACGCAGGCAAAGTACGCTTTGACTTGGGAGCCGCAGGACTAGACTTATCGTCAGCACTCAACCACCGAGGCAAGACTGCACGCACAGGCGCGGCTGGAGTCTCCGCCTCCGCGTCAGACTCGGGGATCTCGGCTTCCGATTCATCGCCAGACTTGCCACCGTCCTGCATGGTCCGTCTCCTAGGGATTGCTCGCATGCTGACAATCTGTATCGACGCGCAACTAGATCAGGCGCGTATAGTGGACTCCAGTCCACCTTGACCGGCATAGCGCCCCCACCACACGGGTACCGCTTGCAGCGCGTCTCACGCTCCGGCCAACGCGAAGAGCAAGACCTTCATGGTCTCATCGCGCAGCTTGTCCGCGAACTCCAAGTCCGTAACCATCCGCTTCTCGATCAGGCTTTTCGCCCCGAAGTGTTCACCCAGGCAATGCCACGATGACCCAGCTCCGGTGATCAAGCCATTCTCCTGCGCCTTGTCGATGACAAAGCCTTCGTCCGACACCTGTCCCTTCTTCTTGGACACGGTATCGGCCAGCATGAGCTTGTACTCGCCTTCCATCTTGGCGGTACTCGCGACCTTGTTCTTTTCGACCTTGAAGCCAATGTCCGCCCACAGCGCCACGCCGGAAGACTCGTCGTTCTGCACCTTCTTCGGTGTGAATTTCACTTCCACCGTCGCCGCAAAACCCGGTGCGTTACCGCCCGTTGTAGTCTCCGGTGAGTTGTGCACCGCCACACCATCCACGAGATACGTGTGGAAACCTTCCACGGTCAGGTCGAACCGCTTCATCGAGCGTGTCGGAGGCTTCTGGTAGATCTCCTTGATCTCCACCGGCACCAGCACATAACGATCCGCCTGCGACGGCAGCTCCGGCGCTACGTACTTACCGCGCTCCCGTGGGTGGAGCTTATGGTCCATACACGGTGGCACGTACTGCGCAATTTTCTGGTGCAACAGTGCTGTCCGCTCACCGGACCACAGCAACCCATTCGGCGTGACAGTCGGGCGTCCGCATCCAAGCTCTTCCAGCCGCACAGCCAGTCGCTCCCGCTCCTCAATCGTGTAGCTCTTCGCAGCGATCTCTGCTTTTCCGTGCCCCCACTGCTCGTACGATCCCGAGAACGTACCGTCGTCGAGGTACCAGAGAGCCACCGAAAACGGGGTCAACTCCCGCAGCACGGTCTCCGACAAACGCCGACCGCCGTCCGTATATGCTTCGGCGTAGACCGGCGTCAGGTCGAACGAGGGCCGACAATCGAAACCCCAACCGCCGTTCCCAACAGCACCTTCCCACGCCGTGCAACCCTCCATCAAGGTCGCCTTCCACCGCGCATAGTCGATCTGCGAGGCACCATGTCCGAAACGAAGTTGCGTGTAGTGGCGCCCCTCCATCTTCCGAAGCGATCCATCTCCGAGCACCGACGCAATCGCCACCTGTCGCTGAAGCGAATTGAACTGCACCAGCGCACGGTGACCAACAATGTCCCCAGGCTTGAGGGCTCCCGCCTCGCGCTCGACCCACCGCTCACCTTCGGGAACAAAGATGTGATGGTTCGGTGTAACACCGAACGTAGCGCGCCCCGCACCTCCGACACCCTCGACCACAAACTGAAGGAAGAACTCCGCGTCGCCATTGTCGTGCCAGCCCGTCACCTTGGCAGGTACGCACTGCCCAGTAGCCGGGTCGAAGGACATAACCTCCACCGGTAGACGCTGGTTCACGATCTTGCCGATCTTCTCGGAGCTTCCGTCCGCCAGCGTGACCCGGGCGTTGTAATGGAAGCAGCCAAACATCACGCCGATCTTCTCGCGGATCTGGTTCAGCAAGAACACCGTCGGATAGCGCCCCGTGGTGCGCTGGATCGACAGGCTCCCGCTGACCATCTTGCGCACCAGCTTGTTGACGAGGCGCGCGTGCTCGCCGGGCTGCAATGCCCCAGCATCCTTCTCTTGCTCCTTCAGTGGTACGAGAAACGCGATAGAGTCAATCGCGATCAAGTCCATCTCGCCGCTCCGCAGCCATACGTCAGCAACGTCGATGCCTTCCTCCGCCACGGGAGGACGCGACAGAATCAAACGATCCAAGTCCACCCCGAGTGTCTGCGCCCACTTCAAGTCCAGAGTGCCTTCCGCGTCCATGTAACCGCAGACAGGCTCTCGGTACTCCTTGCACGGACAGAACGATGCCTTCGCCGTCGATGGTGGAATCTCTTTGAAAATTCGCCAGCAACTGGCGCACGCACGTTGCGCCTTTGCGTAGGAGCGCAGAATCGTCGTCGTCTTAGACGAGCTCTTCTTGCCGAACGTGTGGATGATCCGCCCGAGGGGCCACCCACCTCCGAGCGCGTAGTCGAGCTGAAAAATCCCCGTCGGGAGTTTCGACGTGAGATCGCGAGCATCCGCGGCTGTACTGACGGATCCGGCACCCATCGACTTGATGAGCTGCTTAACAGTGTCCGACTTCATAAACCGCTGAGCTGCGGTCATTGAAGACTTGTCCTCTGCCGTAGCCACTTTGGACTTCTTGTCTGACGTCCCTACTTCAGGCGCCGCCGCATCCGCCCCCTCCGGCTCTCCATCGTTCACGTCGTCAGGAGCCGAATCGCCAGCCTTAGTCTTCCTAGCCATCACACACCTGCCCTATACAAAAGTCAGGAATCCTTGGGTTCCGCCCAGCCGAATCACGGCTGGTGGCGGCTACGGATCTCGTCCACTTCAGCTTGCAGCCGCTCTGTCACCCACGCCTTGCAGAACTCGTACGCGGCCTGCACGGCTGCCGCCTCCGGCGCACACGGGTACTCGATCCGCACATCACACCGGGCCATCTGATAGCCACCCAGGTTCAACGTCAGTCCCGCACCGAATGCAACAACCGCAGGTTTCCCCGCAACTGCTGTGTGCGTGATCACGGTGTTCTCCACCTGTTCAGGCTGTTCTTTCTTGCCGTGCTTGATGCCCACCGTGGTAGTTCCCACAACGGGTTGACCAGTCGGCGTCGCTGCCTCTGGAGTCCATTCGCCGCTCATCGCTGCTCCTTACCTGTGCTCACGTGTCACTAGCCACTGAATCCACAGCGTCACCGAGAGTCGCGGTGAACACTGCTTGATCCGTCCACGCGCGCTGTACAGCGTCGTGGAATGCTACCCGATTCGTCTCACCACGAATGTCACCTCCACACGCGTCGAATGCTTCCTTGACCGCACGGATCATATCCAACGTGTAGAGACGATACTTCGTTGCAGATACGCGAAACGGTGTCATCGGGAAGGCTTCACGCGCCTCCATCTGTTCGACCGTTACGATGGTCCGCTTGATCGCCGCTGCGAGCACACCCACCTTGTACAGCGCCACGACCTTCTCCGTACCATCGGCGTACTTCATCCGATGCAAGAACGGTCGCAACTTTTGATTCTGGCGCCCGCCTTGATCGCTGAGACGGCCGTTCTTGGTGAGTACATCGTGAATGTCTTGAAGCTGTTGCCTCGTGTAGAAGCGGTCGCCCTTCTCGTTGCGGTGCGGTGTCGTGGGGATCACACCCTCGGCTTCCCACAAACGCAGCACCTGGATCGACCGATTCAAGTACTGCGCTAGTGCCCCGATGGAATAGACGTCCGCTTCAACGCGGGTGCCATCCACGTCGATCGTCATCCGAACGGTCTTGAAGCGCCGTCCGTTGATCGACACCTTAACGGCTTTGGTCTCTTCCGTACGTTCCTGGGCCTTGGCCTCACGGTGCTTCTTCCTCGAAGCACGGTTCCACTCCAAGACCTTCGCGCGATATGTCGGATCGCTCTTGTAGCGGGTCTTGCGATCCGCATTGAACGTATCCTTGTTTGCTTCGTACCACGCCGCGTACGAGAACCCAGGAGCCGCCTTCTCTTCGGCGGTCGGCTCCGGCACATCCTCGGCAGACGCGAGTTCGGACTTTGCGGCTTTGTCGGTTCCAGTCATTGTCACTCCACGATGTGCAGCTTAGTACATCATGGTTGATTGTCAAGCCTGCTAGGTTCGCGTATCTACCGCGTTCAGCCGTTGGTAGTAGGCCATTCGAGCCAAAGCCGACGATCGACACATTGGAACCTTGTCGTCTCGAACATCTACAACGACTGGTGGTTTCTTTCCGTCAAACGGACGCCGAATCCTCCCGATGGCTTGCTCTACATCCGTGAGCGGCGTGGTCAGGAACAGTGTGTCCAGCGCTGGAATGTCTAGACCTTCCAGGACGAGCTGTGTGGTCGCGAAGATCACTTGACAGGCTGACGCCTTGTCGAGCTGGTCTTCCGTCTTCCCGCCAACGAAGTACCCGATAGACGGGATTACCGCTGCCGCGGTGGTCAACGTCTCGCGCAACGCCGCATCCATGAGCTTGAGATGTTCGAGGCGCTCACTCACCACGAGCAACTTACGCCCCGCCGCTACCGCTTTGGCCATGTCATGTGCGATCAAGCGGTTGCGGGTCTCGTTTTGCGTCAAGTAGTTGATACCGACGCTACGCCCCGCCGTGCCGTTGTAGCTGGTCGTCTTCACCAAATAGAACTCGCTGTACAAGAACCGCACCTTGAAGGCGAGGCTCTCCTGCTTGGCACTGAAGATCTCCTGTCCGATGTGATAGCGGAACACGTTTTCCGCGCCATCCTTCCGCCGCGGAGTTGCCGTGATCCCCAAGCGGTTCCGCGCCGTAAACATCCCCGGCACTGGTGCCCACTCATACGCACCGATACGGTGTACTTCGTCAGCCGCTAGCAACCCAAAGTGCTGATAAAACGCGCGGTCGTAGCGCCGTGAACTCAGCGACTGCACCATACCCAGGACCACGTGCTTGCCCTCGTAGTCGCACGTGTCTCCCTGCACGGTGCCGATCTTCACGCCGGGCAAGTACTCTTCGAGGCGCTCCCGCCACTGGTTCTTGAGAAACTCTTTGTGCACTACAACCAGCGTAGGCGTGTTCGCCTCGGCAATCGCCGCGCACGCATATACGGTGTTGTGCGTGACCGTGAAGTCCCCGAGGAGAAACCGACCATCGCCGTCGAGCGTGAAACCGGCGTACTCCCCCTCGCCGATCGACTCCACCGTAAAGCCCGTGCGCGTTGCCGTCCGCTTCTGCAACCGCGGGCGGGGCATCTTCCGCGCAAGCCGCATCGGCAGCGCCGAGAAGTCCCCCGCCATCTTCACCATCCAGTACGTCGCCCCCGCAACCTGCTTCGGTGTGACGACGGCCCGCATACCGAGCGAGCGCGCCAAGAACGCGACGTCCTCCGACCATTCGCGACGCTTCTGCACGAACTCGTAGCACCCGTTGTTGTGGTACCCGTCCGTGTCGATCAGCCCCGCGAGGAACTTCTGGCGGTCGCTCCGACTCGCTCGCAGATACCGCGCAGGCAAGCGCTCGGCGTCGCCCACCACATCGCGCAGCACAGTCAACAGAGGGTTCGTCTCGCCCTGTTGCCCGACGATGTAGTAGGTCGGGCAGGGATTGTCGAGATGCGCCGGAATCTCACGGCGCACCCGTAGCCCGTACTGCGCGGCCACGTCCCTACAGAGTTGCTCGATCTCCGCGTCCTGCGTCGTGATCGCAACCTTGACCAGTCGCTTCGTTCCATCCCCGAACCACACGCCGAGGAAGTAGGGGTCCAACGGCAACGAGGGCCCCTCGGTAAACTCCACTCCAGCAGGGGGTGCGAACTGCTTCAAGTGATGCTTCTTCCACGCAGGAAGTCGCAGCCACTCCTGAAGTTCGATATCTTGAACTTCGTTTGTCTCCGAGTGCACGAGCGTCAAAATGTGCGCGTCGTTGCATACCCACGCGCGCCCGCGACGCGGAACAATCCGATAGAGCGGACCCGCACCCCGTGCCGTAGACAACACACGCCGTGGCGTGCTGTCGGGCCCCATCAACAGATCCCCCTCCTTGATGTCTTCGACCGCAACGATACTGCCGTCAAACCGCAGCACCGGCGTACCCAAACCGAGACACTTTCCCCATCCGGGAGCCGCACGAACCAACCCGCCGCGCGGGCCGAGTGCAAAGTAGCGCTTGGTCATGTCGAGCGCTTCGGCTTGCTCGGGCTTCAGCGTGCGCGCCGGATTGAACGTCAGCTTCCCAGGCCACCCCGCCATGTTTCCCGCGGTTGTGTGATCCTCAATGGCGTGGTGCGCCTTGCGCTTCGGTAGATAGTACTCTCGCGGTACGCCAAACCACTCTTCGTGGTCGCGGTACAACGGGATGATTTTCCCTTCGCCATTGTCACCCTCACGCAACGTTACCGTCAGGTGCTGGCGCAAGGCGTCGATCTGCTCCGCGGTGAACTCAGCCTTTGGAACCCACGCCCATCCATCCAACCGAACACGCATACCGACACTCCTACACCAACGTTCGACCCTGAGCCGCTGCGCGTTCATTTGCGCGCTGCACCTCTACTTCACCGACGACCATCTCCCACCAATTCGACGGCGGCACATCGGTCTGCGCCTTGGCAAACCACTGCACTTCGATGAGCCTGGACTTCCCATCAGGATCCACGACCAGCACTTCCATGCGGTACTTACCTGGGTGCAGAACGATGTGCCTCAACTGCATAACTACGAACCCTTTCGCGTGAGGAAAACCGAGGCAACTTCACGGGCAGCCGCAGCCTCGGCGTCGGTTGTAGGCGCCGACAACTCCAACTGTTGTGCGATTGCACGCAGGCTATCCACGCCTTGTTCGGCTTGCGCCATTGCTTCCTCAGCGGACAACACCGACTCCGGCACGTACGGTTGTTGCGCGGCTTCGAGCAACCGACACAACGCGTCCCGCTCGGCTGCAATCCGCTCTGCGTAGGGAGCCTGCCCATCGACCGACAACAGCAACACCAAGTTGTCGAGTGCCGCGATCCGCTCCTGCGCGGTTGTGACTTCCTGCGCGCGGTCCGCTTCCGGCATCATGTCCATCAGCACGATCTGACTCTCGATACCCTCCACCACGGTATCCGACGACACCAGATCGAGTAGCGCCAACATGCGAACCAACGGAGACAACCTGTCTTCGAGAAAGTATCGCACCGCCTGCCCACGAGGGTTGCCCACCACTGGAAGAATCGCGGTCAATATCCCTGGTAGTCTAGGCTGCTTTGCCGTGATCGGGAGGTTGAGGGATTCGACACCCTGCCCTTGCTCCGCGAGGCTCTTAGCCACGTCTTCATCATCCGCATCCACCACTTCCACTTCGGGGGCTGACGTACTCATCGGCTCACTCCTGCATTGACCTTGATGTCACAATCACAAACGGAAACGGGGTGCCAGTCTCCCAGCACCCCGTTTCCGCGCTCAGTTCAGCGACTCAGAACGGAGCGCCTTCCGTCGAGCCGCCACCACCACCGCCACCCGACGCGCGCTGACCGCGCGCCTCGTCGTAGTTGCTGGTGACGTTGCCACCGCCGAGAAGACGGGTGATCTCGTCGGGAGTCTTCGGCGCCAAGATTTTCTCGTAATTGAAGACAGGGATACGACGCACCAGCTTGCCGTCGGCTTCCTTCACCAACAGAAACGTCGCCGCGAGCTTCTGCATCGCCTTGGGGTCGCGCTCCGCCTCGTCGAAGAGATCGGACAACTTCTTGTTCTTGTAGTGCGCCACCGAAAACATCGCCAGCGCTTTGTCCGCCGGGATCTCATCCTTGAAAGTGAACTCGTTGCCCACGTTCGGCGTCTTGCCGCGATCTCGGAAGATGTCGCACTTACGGTTCACCAGCGACGTGTTCTCTTCGCGCTTGCGCTTGAGGAGTTCCAGCGTGCCCACCTTGGCAGGGAACAGCTTGAGCCCGTACTGGTAGACCTTCGACGGGTCTTTCTTGCTCGGATACGATGTGCAGTCGAGCACCGTCATGTACCCCACGAGGTACGCCGACTTGTCCCCGAGCTTCTGGCAGCACACCGGGCGCTCGGGATAGATCCGCGCCATGCAAGTCACCACCCCACGGTCGCCCTCCTTGTAGTACTGGTGCTCGTGGAAGGTGAAGGGGTCATCGTCGATGAAGACGACTTGCGCCTTCTGCTCTTCCTTGACGTAGAACCGATCGACATCCGCAGCCTGTTGAGCCGCGATGCGCTCACGTTCTGCGGTCACGGAATTGAACCCTGTATTGTACCAAGAAGTCATTGAAAACCTCGCTAGTGCAGGTCACACGCAGGTGAACCTTGTTCTGTTGTGGATGACCCTATTAGGTCGCGTAACTACGACAAGCTAAGTAAAGTGCGCTGCGAGTCAGAAGGGATCCTTCGACTCGTCTTCGTCAGGGGTAGCATCCGCCGTCGAAGCGGGAGCTTCCGACTCCGTATGCGAATGCTCGGACTCCGCGGACTCCGCACTACTCGCTGTAGCGCTCGCGGGGGACTCAGTCGGCGCCACAGCACCATTCGGTCCTGGCATGTCCGGGGCCACTGTCTTTGGAGGGCGTCCAGCACGTCGACGGCGCTCCGGCGGAGCCGCCGGTGCGGTGTCGCTCGCTGCTGGTGCGGTGTCGTCAGAACCCGAGCGACGCACCAACGTCTCCAGCGCGCGATCGACCACGTTGCCGCACGGGTCACACAGATCCGAGAACTCTCCGAGCACTCGCACAACCGGGGGCTCCCCTTCCGGCTGCGGATCTTCGCGAACCACGCGAACAACACCTCTGGGGAACGCCGGGATGATGTCCCCTTCCTTCAACTGCTTGACGGGTACGGACCCTTCCGTCTCGATCGGACGCCCGCACCGATCACACGTCCGCAGCACATGAACACGAATCGCCATGAACACTCACTCCTTCTACACGATCGCCACTACAGTGGCGCTAACGCTACCCCAGCTCAATCTGTTGTAGCAGTTAATCTAGCGTTGTTAGTTGCGGCTGTCCACTTGAGGGTGGACCGAGTATGTCCCTCAATTCGTCTGAGGAATACTCGTCTGGATCACGCCCGTTCTCCACCATCGCCAGAGTGGTAGGCATCCACGGCGACAACGTCTCGAACCACCGATCGGCCGCAGCCTTGCCCGGCTCATCGCCGTCGCGAAAGATGATGGCCTTGTCGAAAAACTTTCGGAACTGCTGGAGCTGATAGGGCGAGATATACGAACCCATGACGCCAGCGACTCCAACGTAGCCTTGTTGCCAGAGGTAGATGGTGTCGAAGTTACCTTCTACGACGATCGCAGTCCGCGCCTCCGGCACGAAGTGATCTTCACCGAACAGCACATAGTCCCGGCGAAACCCAGTAGAGTGCAGCCACCGCTTCTTGGTATCACCTACTGCGCGGCCGGTAATGCCCATCAAGCGCCCTTGAAAATCACGGATGGGGATAGCAATCCGTCGTGCCGTTGGGTGCCATCTCAGCCCCCACGAACCCCAAGTTGCTGGGTACAACCTGCGCTTCTCCCGCAAGTACCGCCCAGCCTCCCCTTGAATGGTGATCGGGACGAAGAAGTCATCCAAATCCGACTCAGGCAATGGTGCAAGAGCCTGTGCAATCTCCGTCGGCGGCTTCGGCGCAGTGTACCAACCCGGGCCGGTACCCTTGTTAAGCGCGTCAACATTCTCCGATACACGATGCTTCAGCGCATCCAGCGCAGCCACGCCGACTCCATCATGTAGCCGGATCTCGGCAAGCTCCTTCGCAAAGGACTCACCACGCCAACGCTGCAACGACCACAACAACTCCGTCAGCGTCCCGCCGCGATTACACGAGTGACAGCGCCACCGACTCACAGTACCCGCCTCAATGGACACACCAAACGAAGGTCGAGAGTCAGTACCGGCCTTCGGGTGGGTCCATTGCGCCAACGGACAACTGCACTCCACCCACTTCGCCTTCACGCGGATTTTATCGCACCGCAGGCGTTCAAGTAGGGCAACGATCGCGACAGCGTCCATTAGAGGTACCGTACCTAGCGCATTAGCACAGGTTGTCAATCAGAAGGCGAACGGATCTGAGCTGCTGACGTCCGCCGCAGGCAACCCAGCAGGCATGCCTGTACCGAACTCGTCAGCGTCCCCGCCCCCGCCCGCGGCAGCACGCTCGGTAAACAGCATCTCGTCGAAGTTCCAGTTCAATGTCACAGGCTCCCCTGTGCCAGAGCCCTCCCGATTCTTCAGCAAGATCATCTCAGCCAAGTTGTCGCGGCGCATATCCTCGGTGCGATTGATAGCGATCACGGTATCTGCGTTCCACGATGCCGTATCTGTCAACGCGATGCGTTCGAGCGAGATGGTATCCGCCGCGCCTGCCTTCACTTCGCGGTTGAACTGCGATGTGGCAACCACCGGAAACTTGTGACGCTTGCCCACGCGCTTGAGCTCGTCAAACGCCGATGCAGCGCGTTCCGTGCGGTTCGTACCCGCCGCCTTCATCAGGTAGGCACCGTCTACGATCAAGAGATCCGGCTCGGCCTCGTCGATCGCGGTCTCTAGGTCTTCGAACGTGAAGTTGAAGTCACCGCCGATGATGTAAAAACCATCAGTCTCTGCCATCAACTTCAGTTCTGCTTCAACCTTCTGCTCGACGAACTCTCCGAGTTGCCCGCGTCGAAATTGTTTGAACGGCAACCGCAGGTGCAGCGCAACAAAGCGCCGCGCGATGTTCAATCGCGACATCTCTGTGGTGACGAACAGCACGCGCTTACCCAGCGCCCACGCGTGCTTCGCGAGCATCAAGCCCGTCCAGCTTTTGCCGACACCGACACGCGCCACGAAGAGGATCAAGTCCTCGGGCCACATGCCCAACATCGCTTCGTTGATCGTAGGCCACGGGATCTCGATACCCCATTGGCCCTTCTTCATGCGTTGGTAGTCTTCCCACACCTCCGTTCCCATGCGAGTCAACGACTCCACACGCGCAGTCCGGTACTCTTGCCGGATGCGCCGCAGTGTCGTCTCTGCATCCGACACCATGTCTCGGGGTTTGGCCTTCTCCAGGAGGTCAACCCAATCGCGCACCTTCGGTACGAGCTCTACGTGCAGCCGTCGGTTGAGAACCTCATCTGCGAAGAACGCAGCTTTGCCCTCAACGGGATGCAGTTCAATCCCCAGCTTACCGCCAACGATCTCGACCGACGGCATGTCCCCGTACTCTTTCAAGTACGAGCACACAAACGCGAACACCTCAGCGCCTTGTCCACTCAGGTGTGCTTCCGACACGCCCAGCTCCAGCGCGTGGCGCAAAGCGGGCTTACCCTCGGCGACCAACGCCGACGCAAACATCACGTCCAGGTCCATGTCAGCTATTCCCCTTCGTAGACGCTGGTGACGTAAACAATGACAGCAACTCCTTGTTCTGTTCGAGTCGACGATTGGGTCCGCGAATGTCAACGGGAATGATCGAACCCGTAAGCACATCGAGCATCGACCCGAATCCCTTTGCGCGCAGGTCACCGATAGAGCAGCGCGTGGTGATGAACGTTGCGCGCTTATGGCTTGACCGTGAGGACACCAACTCTTCGAGCTCTTTCGCTCCGAAGTAGTGACCCGTCGCGTCTTCTGGCTTCAGGCCGTCGAGCACCAACAAGTCCACCTGCCGACACCGATCCAACACCGACTGCGAGTCATCAAAGTTAGACTTGTTGCGAACATCCTCGCGCAGCTCCCATACCGGCATGAACAACACGGTCTTGCCATAGCTGCGCGCCTCTTTGGCGAGCACCACTGCGGCTGCCGTCTTGCCCACACCCACGTTGCCGGTGATCAGCAAGCTCACGGGTCGTTCTACATGAGCCACCACGTTGCCCGCGTACTTTGTCACCAACGGGCGCACGGACTCTGCGACTTCCGCGATGACCACTCGCCAGTACTCCGGTGGAATCCGCATCCACTCCAAGTCACCTTGAGTCAACTTTCGACGAGACATCACGGTTACACCTCGTAGCCCATCACCTTCAAGTCCTTGACCGCTTGTTCATAGAATCGCTGCTGTTCGTCGGTCAGCGCCGCTCCCAAACCACCTGTCTCCCACAGAGCACGTGTGTCCTGCACGATCTTCATGGCACGCGCGAACTGCTGAGCTTCCGCGAACACCGTCTCGTGTGCCGCGAGAATCAAACCCAGCGAGGGATAGGCGACACCCTTGAAGCGGCGTTCCCGCAACTTCGGCCATTCCCGGATGGCGTAGTGCAACGCAAGCTCGGTAGTGGCTACATCGTACTTCGCGATCATACTCTCGATCGACTTGCGTTCTTTGCCGTTGCGCTCCCACGTAGCGATCTTCTGATCCGGGTACGTCTCAGCATAGAGCGATCTCCAGAGCTTCTCGATCTTGTCGATATTCGCGCGTTGAGCCACAGGTGCACTACGCCCCTTGAAGTTCGCGAGCTTGGAGTCTCGTGAGACTGCGGCAGACATTGAGTCCTCGCGACGCTGTAGCTCTTCAGCTCGTCGCGCTACCATGAGCTGCTCTGTAGACAAAGGTGTGGCTACAGTTACGGGTGTTGTACGTGGTGTCGAGATAGGAGATCTCCACCCTGTGTCTGCGATCGGGTCAGCGAAAGGGTCACCCGCCGCAGGCGGGCCTTTCGCCTTCTGGAATTGGCTATTATTGCCCTTCTCTCTGTTCTCTTCTTCTAGTGTCACCCCTGGGTTACAGGGGGTGTCCGCTGAAGGTGACAGGGGGTGTCCGCTAGACGTTACAGGGGGTGTCCCCTGTGCGTTATACCCCCCGGGGGGTGTAACGTACACGTTACAGGGGGTGTCTTCTTCAGTCGGGGGGTCTTTCAAGGTCGCCACCATCGCAGTCACCAGCTCGATGCGTTCTTCAATGGTGAACGCGGACAAGGGTGTAGCGAGAGGGCCGTGCTTAACTTTCGCCCGCGCATCAATGTCGTCCCACATGTCTCGCAACATCGCGTCTGCGTAGAAAACCTCGTGGCGGCGTCCGTTGGTGTCGAGAACCGTCTCGCCGAGGACGTACGCCTTCGTACCAACGTTCTTGTCTACGAACGACACAACTTTGATCCAGCCGAGCTTACGCAGCATCGCGATGTGTTCGTTCACCTGCTTGCGCGAGACATTGACGTAGGTACCGAGCGAGGCTTGTGCGATGCGCGCGCACAGAAATCCGTCGCGGAACATGGCGCGCATCTCCGGGTGCCCCTGGTCGTCTGTGCGCCACACGAACCGCCGCAGCGTCTCGTAGATCGCCAACATTCGCAGGTCCAGTACTCCGTTGAGTCCAAGGTCAATGAACCCGAAGTCTTTACGCAAGTAGTACTCAGTGCGAGACGTCAACATGTACAGGATCCTCCGCTGACTCCGTCTTGATCCACCCAGCACCACCACACGCAGTGCAGATCGTTCCTACTGCCGTCGAAACAGCCCAACCTTTGCCCGCACACTGACCGCACGTCTGGATGGTCGGGTGTGCCCAAAGACGCCCGACCAAGTGCACTCGATTCTGCAATCGCAGCCGTTGCAGTGCGCGCTCGATACGAGGCACCGCTGTCCCGCTCTTCTCGGCTACGTGCACTCGCAAGTCCCTAATGGTTCGGGGCTTCGCGTGTATGTAGGCTTCGAGCAGAGCTTCCAACGTCATTGCACGCCGTCTCATAGCTCACCCTCCCCGCAGATATTCCACGAAGGCGTCCGACACCAACGACACGAGTTCGTCGCCTAGCTTCCGCGGATCCAACACCTTCCAGTTCTTCGGGGGGCCGAACATGTAGGTCAGCTCTGTAGGGCTGACCGCCGTCGCTACCGTGGCTTCGAGCGTAGACTCTCGATACTCGGAGTGATGCAAGTTCACTCGTGCGTGTTCCAGTTCTCCGATGAGCGTACCCACGACTCGAATGTTGGTGGCCCCTGCACGCAGCACCGAGCTACGCACGAAGTCCAACAACTGCTTCTTCCCGTAGGGCTGTCCTTCACTGTTGAAGTGTTCCGGGAACCCGTCGGTGAGCACGAACAACACTTTGCGCTCCGTGCCGCGACGCAGTTCATTCACAGCTAGGTCGATGGCCGAATGCAAAGGGGTGTGTCCCTCCAAAGGAGACTTCGATGTGCTGAAACTACCCAGGTCTGGTGCGAACCTGTAGAGATCCGTGCGTCCAAAGTTGAGGGAGTTGAACCCCCACACTTGAAGGTCCACGAAGGGAAACCGGAGGGCCTCGCGCAGGATTCGATAGGCCCGTTCAGCGTGTTGTGTCTTCTCGCCCAGCATCGTCCCGGAACGATCCACCAACAACAAGCACTTGAACCCGCGGCCACGCACTTCACTTCGAAACACGGGTCTGTTGTCGTTGTTCACGAAGCGTTCGATGAACGCGTCCACGTCCACTTCCAAGCCCTCGTGATCCAACGCGCGCTCTGCGCGGCCTTTGACTCTCCCGAAGACGGTTCGCATCCGCCGAACTGCGTGTGCATCCTCCGGTGACAGCACATTCAGCGCTGCCCGTACAGCTTGAGGAATGTCCTGACTGCGAACATCGTGGATGACCACCGTGTCTGGGATTTCCTTCGTCAACCAATCGTCGTCGGAGATTTGGGACTGGATTGCCTTCTCCAGTTCTTCGATCTCGCGTTCCGCTTCATTCGAGGCTTGGTCCAGTTGCTCGTCCAACGCCGATGGATCATTGGTGTTGACCTTGCTCGCTTCGCGCGCGCGCTCCTCCGCCGCATCCCGTGCTTCGGGCGTAGACATAGGCGGCATCTGCACGTCGCCCACAGTGCTGCGTGCGGTGTCCGGCAACCGACCAGCCTTGTTGTTGGCCAGATCGTTCAGAGCCTGTAGCTTCTCGCGTGGCGCTGACTGCACCGGAGGCGGATGCCACGGCTGCTCGCGCTGTTGCGAGGTTGTAGGCGGCGCTTGAGGCTGCTCGCGTTCTTCGGACTCGGAGTGGTCTGCATCCGGCTTCGAGTCTTCCTTCGACTCAGAGCCGTGGGTGGAGCGTTCGTCGTCGCCAGAATCGTTCGAGTCCTTCGACTCGGGTTGCGTCTTGTCCTGCGGGGCGTCCTTCGACTCAGGCGGTGATGGAGGGTCTTGGTTTGCTTGGTCTTGAGCATCGGACTCGCTAGGCGGTGGGGGTTCGCCGGACGTATCACCCGCCGTAGGGTCTGTACTCTCAGCCGATCCTGTACCCTGGTTTCCACGCGCACCGCGCCCGCGGTTGCGGCCACGGCCACTACCGGACGCAGGTTTGTCAGTCGGCGGCGGGAGTCCCAAGGCGTCGCGGATGATCTGGTTCACCAGTGCGGATACCAGCCACCGGCTCACCAGCAACGTAGACTTGGGTGAGCGATACGCGACCTTCGCCAAGGCTTCTTGGAGGTAGGGCCGCAAATGCTCCAAGTCGCCAAGGTCATAGGCAACCTCGTGGGACTGCGCAAGCAACCCACTCAACACCGACGGCGACTCCCCGCCCGCACGCTGGGCGTCGAGTGCCTGCGCAATCGCCTCGCGCTGCATAGCGTAGATACGGCTAGCGCTACCTGCGTACAGTCTTGACCACAAGGTCAAGACTCGATGGGCTTCGAGTACGTCGAAGATTCCACCAATCAGATAGCCTACGTTGTGCTCGTGAATCGAAACGTCGTGGCGCTTGGCCAACACACTCATCTTCGCGCAGTACTCTTCGATGAAGGCTTCGCGCGTGTGCGCGTCCGAGTGGAAGACCACGCGCGCAAGCTCCTTCTCCATGAGCTCGTAGGCGTCGGGTGACTCGAACGGAACGCGGATCACCGTGCCATCGGTTGTGGCTTCCGGGGCAGGCTCCAGCGACAAACGCTTCTGTGTGATCCCTGCAAAAATGGCTACAGTCTTGTGCAGCACTCCGGGTGGTACAGCAGCCATCACTGCGCCTCAGCCACCTTCGGGAGCTTCGCGTCTGGGAAGATGGATTGCATCCGACGCTGCAACGTTCCAAGCGAGTCCCCCTCATACTTCCCCAAGACCAGCCGCAATGCAGGGCCCAAGCCCACGTGCGCGTAGTTGATCAGGGCTTGCACGACGTCTCGCGGTGCCAGGGCGTAATCGAAGCCCTTCTCTTGTCGCGTTTCACGCGCCAGCGTCAGCATGCAGTCGAGCATCGACTGTTGCTGCGGACCGAGTGGAGCTTGAACCTTCGAGCGTACGCCTTCAGGCAACGCAGCAAGCACTACGCGGCGTTCATCGGCAGTTGCAGGATAGGTCACCTGCACAAGATCCACACGCGACATCAGGTCTTCGTTGAGCTGGTGGGTACCGCCGTAGCCAGCGGTGTTCATGGATCCTGTGACCCACAACGTCTTCCCCTTCGCGAGCTCGAACACTTTGCCAGCCTCGGGCACTTCCACCCGCTTGCGGAAGTCGAGCACCGGGTTGAGGATCTTCTGCGCCTGTGGGGACAGCGCGTTGATTTCCTCGAAATTGAGGATGCAGCGACCGTATTCGTTCGCGACTTCGAACGCGGTTGTGATGGGCCCCAACACGAAAGGGGTCTCGTTACCGCGCAGGGTGAACGACCCCAGCAGCTTCGACGTACGAAGGTCTTCTGAGCAGTCCACCGTCACCAACGGAATGCGCTCCTTTGCTGCCCAGGCTGCGAGGGACAGTGACTTACCGTTGCCCTTCGGTCCGACCAAGATCAGGTTGGTCACCCCGTACAAGGCGTCGAACAGCTTGTGCAGGTCGAACACGTCCTCGTATGCGTACTCACGCGACGAGATGTAGCTATCCGTAGGCAACCGTTCGATTTGAGCTTCGCGCATTAGGATCCGTACCTTTCCGATCAGGTAACGAACCTAGCGGATACGGTTCGATTGTCAACCGTTTACGTTATGGGGGCCGCGCGGTTGGGGCCGATAGTACGTGCATCCCGCGGCTACGTTGCTCGGCCAGTGGCAGGGTCGGTTGTGCTGTGCCTGACAAGCTCCTTGACAGTCAGCGCGCGTCAACCCCGGCGGGGGTACGATGTTCAGGTGCCGACAAGGGTGCTGGTCGTTGCGAACAGGGGGCCCCCCAGGCGGCAAGGGCGCGGCTGCGCGGGTAGGCGCGGGCCCTTGGTCCATAGACGCAAAGGCAGCCGTCAAGCTGTCTTCCAGCGCCAGCACAGGGTCGCTGCTGTGGAGCCCATACCCCATCACAGAGGTATGCTCGGGTTCGGGAGCTTTGGGTTGCGGCTTCGAGGGAGCCGCCGCGGGTTCCGTACCGCTGGCAGTGCGGATCTCCTGAAGCTGTGTGCGATGGGTTTCGTGTAGCTCTGCGGGATACAGCGCCTGCATGCTTTCTCGCACGAAAGCGGACACAGATATTCCGCGGAGCTTTGCCAACTCCGCATAGCGGTCGTGCTCTTCAGCCAACACCCGTGCACTCAACGTGCGCCACTCTTCCGCGTCAGTACCCATGAGTCTCCGCCACCATCCCATCTTACGCCTGCTTTTAGAAGCGCTACAGCCACTACGAGTGAGAGGCTTGAGAGCGCCACGCGCGCCGTTCCTCAGCCGACTCCATCACTTCCAACGTGATCTTTTGGTTTTGGTGTGCGGCCACCACTCCAAAGAACTGCCGCAATTGCGAGATCATCCGACCTTGCCGTCCAATCACGTGACGGCGATCCGCTGGATTCACGTAGATCTGCAACTCAGTGCCAGCCGGTAGCAACGGCTTCGAAATTACGCGCACTTCGCGAGGATGTTTGACCAGCGCACGGATCATCTCTGCCAGCAGCTCATCGTTTACCAGCGGGTCCAGGGCTTCTGGCTCCCGTAGCGTCTTCGATTCGGGGTTCGGGGACTGCGCCATTCGCTTTGATCTCCGGCGGGAAAACCCAGTCAGGGAGCTTGTCTTCGACGACAAGCGTAGTATCGCTCTTTGTCGGGGGCTGATAGCGCTGCTGCATCAGCAAGTCCTTAGCCGTTTGACAGTAGTCAAAGTAGCCGCAATGCTGACACGCAGCCACGCCCTTGTCGGCTTGGCAATACTCGACCTTGCGTCGCAGCAAGACTACCTCGAACGCGGGGGTATCGCGCACATAGCCTTCTGCTTGCAGTTCCGCTTCGAGTGCGTGCAAGTCCGAAGAGTTCATCAGCCGACCGCGGATAGCAGCTCGGTTTCTTTCTCTTCGAGTACGTCGAGAAGGTCTCGGGGCTTGCCAGTCATGCGAGCAAAGCAGGCAGCGTGCATACGCCCCCACTCTGCTTTCGACCGCGCACCGCGCGTTGCCTTCTTGGCCCCCACACGCTCGATCAGCATGTGGGACGCCGTGTTTTCCACAGGCTTGCCGCAACCGCAGCAGCGCTCTACAGCCTTCTCTGTTCCTTTGGCCATACGACTATCGTAGTGCCATGCGCTATGTCGTGCAACAGTTTTTGACCACGAGGTCAAATGACTGCGGGACCGAGCGTTGACAGGGCGGCCTTCCAGAATCCAACCTCTGGAATTTGCTCCATATTTAGAGCCACAGGATCCACGCGAGTGCGCTCCAGCGTCAGGAATGTGAGTGCAGGGTTACGTTCGTCCGCAGCGCGTTCGACGCGTTCCGTTACACGCCACGAGGCCAGATCGACGGGCGGAAAGTAGGTGTCTGCTTTGGGTGCTTCGACGTGCACCACGGTGATGTGCATCGTAACCGCTAGGGGAACTGTCATTCGGTACACAGCCGCACCCCCGCCGATGAATATCTCCGAAGCCTGTTTGGCGAACCCGACGATCACCTGACCCACATCGAACACGATCTCACCGCCTAACGGCAACGGCGTTTTTCCGCTGCGCGTCAGCACAATGAGCCTACGACCTTCCAGCTTGTTCGGAAGAGTGGCGTACGTCTTCCTCCCGAGCAGTAGATACTGTCCAGTAGTGATCCGCTTGAAATGCGCCAAGTCCGCGGGCGCATGCCACGGAATAACTCCGTTCGCGCCAATGGCCCCGTTCAGATCCACCGCAGCCACGATATGGAACTTCATGCAGGTCTCCGACGAGTGGCACTAGCTTCCAGTTGTTGGCGCATGTTCTCGCGTGTGGCTCTGGAAAGATGACGCAGTGTCAAGCAGTCGAGGAATACATGCCGACTGAAGGACTCGACGAGACTCTGGCAGTGCGGGCACTGCACGAGGCCCTCATGTGTGGTTTCTGGTAGATCGCAACAGGGGCGCTGCATGCGAGCACAGAAGGTAGTAGCGCCTTGGTGACAAGCGCAGGTGCATTGCGGGCTTGTCATACGGCTACTTCGCCTTTCAGCACCGGGTGGTGTGTATAGTTGTCGAGGCGTACGTGTTCCGCACGAATGTCGAAGATCGACTGTACCGTTGGGTCGAGCCACAAGGTCGGCAGCGGTTTGAAATCCCGCGTGAGCTGCTCCTGCACCTGCTCCAGGTGGTTTGTGTAGATGTGCGCGTCACCGAACGTGTGGACGAACTCGCGGGCGCGCAGGCCCGTGACGTGCGCGAGCATGTGCGTGAGCAAGGCGTACTGCGCAATGTTGAAGGGCACGCCGAGGAAGGTGTCCGCGCTGCGCTGGTACATCTGGCAGGACAGCTCGCCCTCGGTCACGGAGAACTGTGCGAAGCAGTGGCACGGCGGCAATCCCATCTTGTCGATGTCGGCCACGTTCCACGTGTTGAGGATGATGCGGCGACCGACGCTCGCGGTGGGGTTCGTCTTGGTCTCCTCAATCCACTTCACGATGTTCGCGATCTGGTCGATCCCAGTCCACGGCTGGCGGACCGACACCAACTCGTAGCCATAGCGGCTCTTCGCGGGTTCGTCGGTGTCCCACAGGTCCGAGAAGTTCTTGTCGCTGATCTCCATCTGCGCGCAAAATGTCGCGGGGTTGCGAAAAGTGAACTCTTGCCCGTCAGACAAGCGGCGCACAGTGAACACGCGATCGGACTTCAGATTGGAGTTGTGTGCAGGGGGCACCCATTGGCACGTGTCCGGCGAGTACACAAACCCATCACCCAGCTCATCTTTGTCCAGAACGAACCCTCGTAGGTTCTGCGACTTCGCGTCCCATCCCGGGAGATTCGCGGCGTCTTCTGCAAACGCGGTGAACTGCAACCAGCGGTCACACACGCTAACTCCGCGCGCGCCGTAGTACTCGTAGCTGGAACTACGCGGGTCGTAGCACCGAGCGATCATGCCTTCCCACGTCTTGCCCAGCGGATGGTTTGCCTTTCCCACGCCTGAAGCAACGCCTAGATAAGACGCCTCGACTCCAGGCGCGAGCCTCGGTTTCGGCTGTGGGCGATTTGGTGCTTGGGCTCCCCAATGACGCCAAGCCCACCCATAGACGGGCCCCAAATTCCCGTGTGCATCGCTCCACGAATCCCAAATATGGACCCCGTTGTCGTGGAGGTACTTGATGTTCGTCGAGCCGCTCAACATCCAGAGAAGCTCGTGCAGCACGCCGTGAAACCAGAGCTTCTTCGTCGTGACGGCCGGAAAACCGTCGCGCAGGTCGAAGCGCATCTGGTATCCGAACACACTGAGTGCGTCGATGTTTTGTCCGGTGCTCTGGAGCTTGGCGCGCGTCGGCTTACGCACACCGTTGTCGAGGATGAACTTCAGGAGATCGTGATACTGTTTCATCGGACCTTGGAGGGCAGCAGGGGGTAAGACACCATGTTTCATCGGACCTTGGAGGGCAGCAGGGGGTAAGACACCATCGAGAGCGGACCATCCGCACTCAACAAAGGAGCCAGCACCGCGTCACGCAACACGTCGCGGATGTCGTGGGTCGTTCCATCGACCCACATCTCCCAACGCACAAAGCGGAACCCGTGGCTGTAGTCCACGTAGTGGTTGTCGTGCGACACTGGATTCGATCGCGGCTGCCACCACGCGCCGCTGTCCATGAGTCCGGCGTAGATCACAACGTTATTCGGATGCGCGGCAAGCCCCTTCGAGATCACCACGTCCTTGCGGTGCCCGGAGATCAAGCTGCCGGGCGCTACTTTCGCAGCCGCTACAGCGGCGTCAATTCGGGCGTTGGTGCTCGCATATGCAGCCATAGACCCGCGCGCCGTGGCTGTAGTCGGCATCACGATGGGAGTTGCCAGCTTGTGAATCTGCTCCACCATGCGCGGCGTCGGCAGGATGCAGCGCCACATGTCCAAGATGCACTGCGCGGTGATGGGCCACATCGGCATACGAATGTAGTCCGTGTCGATACCCAGGGAGAAATAGTCGAAGGTCGCATCGTAAGCGATGGACCGGTTTACGCCCTGCGCGTCGGGCCGCGTAGCCGTGATGCGCACGAAGCGTGTGAGGGCGTCTGGTACAGCCCCGGCCGTAGCGTAGTCGAGGATCGCATATTCGCGCGCCACTGCGGAGACGCCCGTGAGCGCACGAACCACATCTGAACCTGAAATGCGCATAGCCATCTACGGTGTCTAGCATACACGCAGAGATTGACAACAGGTGCGAACGGCAGGAATCGAACCTGCGACGCGTGGATTTAGAATCCACCGTTCTTCCACTGAACTACGTTCGCTACGGCGCGCGGTACGCGGTGTACCGGGCTCCTGTATCAGACCTTGAGGGCGAGGGGCAACCGCTTGCAGATAGCGCGCGACTGTTCTCCGGGAGCGAAGCACACTGCCGTAGCTGCGTCTCCCAGATCAGGCTCCCGAAAGAGCGCGTGCGGGATCTGCGCGTGTTGCGCACGTGCCACCAAGTCCATCAAGGCGTGTTCGTGTGGCACCGACAGTACTGCAAGCGTGTTCGATCTTCGGTACCATGCTCGTTCGAGTCCACGGTGCTGTTCCGCGAACTCTCGGTGTGCGTGCATTGCTTGAGGGATCTGAAGCCCCGGTACAAGGTCTGCGCGCACCACAACGTAGAGCTTATCCAACATAGACGCACCCTACGCTGCGGTGGTGGCTGCCTCGCGCTCGGCTCGAATCCGCGTACGCACCGCTTCCTTGCGTTGCCGCCCTGCCGCTTCCGCCGCTTCGCGTTTGGCACGCCGACTGGACGTCTCGGGTACGGTCAGCCAAGCGGCCACGGCTGCTTCGGTTCCGGGAATGGGGCAGGCAGCCTCCGCGGGAGTCAGATAGCACGCGATCCATGCCGCGTGGATCTTGGCCAAGCGGTGCAGCTCCTGGGGAGGGAGCGTCTCCGGCAGGTTGCGGCTCTTGGGCTCCACTGCACGGTACGGAACGTTGCGCGCATACGCGTATGCCAGCAGTACGCCCCGCGCGCTGTCGCCAAGTGCGCGCTTCTCGTTCCACAGATCGTAACGCTCGCGGCCTCGGGCATTGTGGATACGCACACGCAAGGCTGCGGCTTCGTGACGCAGTTCCACCACTCGGGTCTTCAGTGTAGAGATGAGAGCTTTGAGTTCGCTGTTCGTTTCCATGATATCACCTGTAGTTTCAGACAGAGAAATTATGTGAGTTGCTGTGAAACACAGAGCATCACGGAGGACCGCGGCAACCGAGCTACCAGAATGGACGCATAGCTGACTCCTTTCGTTATTCGCGCCTGCGACGAGGCGATTTGCGTGTTAGCCGTTTAATACGGCGCTCAACTTGGACTTGTACTTTCTGAGCTACTGCGACTGTGCGCTGCGCTTCGGCTACTGCGGCTTCAGTGAGCTTCGCAATCTGTTGCCATGCCTGTAGTTCGGTCTCGAACGCTTCATCTGGCATGACCCACTGGCGAGTGGACGCTCGGAACTTGGTGAACGTGACGATACCTCCGGCATCACGTCGACCCCATACCGGTGTCACGCGCGGAATGGCAGATCGTGGGTTACGTTCGATCAAGTACATCCGTTTGTCGCCTGGGTTTTTCATCAGAACGTGATCCATCCCCCGCGGAGATACTCCAGCGGCAGATCCATCCAGTCCGACGTCCGCTCCCAACCGCAACCACTCGCATCCTTGCGAACGACACCTTGCTGCGAGCGGTCGCACAGTGACTCGACCCATGTCTTGAAGTCGGCGATCACCTGCTCGCGTGCATCGGTGCTGTTGAAGCGCCCTACGCAACAGTCGCTCACGTCGCGATCGAACCAGAACACGTAGTACTCGTTCGGGTCGCCGTCCGCATCTGACGTGCTGTTCGGTGTACACAGAAGCAACACATCGTCTTCGAACGCTTCGAGGCTTGGGTGACCGATGCCCTTCTTGACGCGGGTGTCGATGATCGACTCCGCCTTTGTGCGGTTCAACACGTCGTAGCGTTCGAGCAGCACACCCGCGATGGGCTTCGTGTAGTTCACGATGCCCTCCAGGTACGACGAAGACACGTAGCAGTAGAACACGCCGCGCTCCAAGCCGTTGAGCAGCTTGGCTCCTGGGTACTCTTCTGCCGCGCTCACGAAATCACGAAAGTGCATGGAGGATTCCTTTAGGCTTCGCGCCCCGACGCGGCCGAGCCGCTTGTACGTTCAGCATGCTTGTCGATCTACGGACAGTGCTGGGGGGTAGTGTAGTGGATATAGCAATCGGACTCGGATTGTCAACAACGTTCGCGAAGCACTCGTAGACGTCCCGCGACACGTCACGCCATCCCTCGGCCAGAGCCTGGAACAGCGTCACCCGCAGGATGGTGCTCTTGCGGGTAGACACGATGGCGTAAAGCCCCGTGCGCGAGACTTCGCCCGGAGCAAGACGACGTCCAAGCCGGAGTTGCAATCTCACGACGCACAGCGGTTTGGAGTGGATCCGCGCGATATGCTCGGCCACTGATCGGCTGAACGTCACGCGGTAGATTTGTCCTGAGTGCACCAATCCGTAGGCTCGGTCGGCAGGACAACCCGTAGTGGAACACGCTTGGAGCTAATGGTTCATGGGATACTCAACCTAAGCCGACGACTTGCAGCGCGCAACCCTCATTGGCTGGGTTCTGGATCCAATCGCACCGTTGTGGGCTTGAACGCGATGCCCGTCGGGGCATAGCCCCAGCCGCGCCAACCCAACGCGGACACCGCGCAATCCACGATACGAAGGTCTGCGGCGGTCAACGTGTCCTGCGTGTACACGTCTAAGATGGGGCCGCGGCCTTCGTCGACGATGAGGACGTCAAATCGGTACTGCGGCAAGCACGCACGGAGCGTGGCTACCACGGTCTGTTCCGCTGTATCCCACTGTGCATTGCGCTGTTGAACGGGGGACATAGTTAGCGGTCAGTCTGACATCAAGGTCACTTCAAGTCCCATCCCAAATCCGGGATGCGTGCTGAGCGCTCACGGGCTTCTGCGTCCGTCGGCACAGGCATACCCAGTCGTTCCAGTACGGTCTTCAGGTCCAGCCACGCGTGGGCCCGGGAACCTTCTCCCTCGGGACGAATCAAGAAGGCGGGGTGGTAGGTAACGCGCACCGGAATGCCTTCCCACTGGTGCCAGACCATCCGCATGTAGTCCATCGCCTGGACGTCCCGCAGCAGTGCGAGTGCCGCAGTCCTCCCGAGGCACACAATGACTTCAGGTTGAACCGCCTGAAGCTGTGCGTACAGGTGCGGGGTACACGCATCCAATTCTGCGCGAGTCGGTGGGCGATTCATCTCTGGACGACAAAGTACAACGTTGGTCACGAAGACTTCGTCGCGCTGAAGCCCCATCGCTGCCAGCATCCGCGTGAGCTGGTGACCCGCACGCCCGACAAACGGATACCCCGTTTCGTCTTCTTGCTCTCCCGGAGCTTCGCCTACTAAGGCCAGCTTGACCCCTGGGCGCCCCGCACCGAACACCACAAATTGCCGGTGCTCATGCAACGTGCACTTCTTACAGGACTTCAGGTCCGCAGCGAGCTTGACCAACGCTTCTGCACCCGTTGGACCTCGCAACGCCGCAGGCGCGAACAGCACCCCTTGGGTTTCGGGCACCACCTTCAACTTCTTCGCCACGTTAGCCTCTGATCCGCACGCTTAGTACACACCCGACGATAGTCAATGCTCACTGTCGTGGCAATGAGACCCAGGTTGTAGGCACGCCCAACTGCGTCGCGTGTGCGCTAAAGCGCTGAGCAGTGCTCCACACGCGCGCGCTGTAACTCACAGCACGATTATAGACACGCATGCGCGCCCGGAACGCCCGACGCTGTGTACGTACACGTGCAGCCGCGCGCGTGAGGTACGGCTGTCGAGTCCAGCACGCGCCGCTGTAGTACCGACGCAGGGCCCCTTGCCAGGAACCGCACTGCACGAAGCCTACGCGGAGAACATGCGCGCTTGTTTCGATCTGGTCATGCAAGTGCGAGTTAGTACACCGCGTGTTTGCTGCTGAACAGTACGCGCGTTGTGCGGGGCGCAACACACCCCACGGGAACGGAGTACGCGGATTGGAACCAAGCCCACTTTCGTGTAGCCCTACCGCGAGTAGCAACACTTGAGGTACGTCGTGCGCTACTGCCGCATCCTGTACCAGCGCTGTAAACTCCGGGTGCGCGCTTGCGTATGCCGCAATGCGCGTGTGTGCGCAGAGCCAGAGCACCAACCGCAGCAGCAGGTCGTTCATTTGGAACGCTGCTCTCTCACCAAGCGCTGAAGCACCCGCAGGGTGTGGGCAGGCAGTTGGTAGCCGTGTGCAGCAGCCACGTTGTACATGCGCCGCAACTCATCGAACATGGCGCCGTAGTCGTCGGCATTGGGAGTCCAGGTTACTAGCTGCACAGGGATCCCGCGGGTATGCGCGAAGTCCATCGCATGCTTGGTCCCGCGACTTTGCTCGTCCCAAAAGGCCAGCACCCGATCTACTGTTACGATCATTCGTTCATTGCGGATAATTCCGGCCTTACGCCCTTCACCATCCCAGTCCGCCTGAAACTCTTCGAACGGCATCTGTCGATGCTTCGCCCGCGCAACCGCGCGTTGGTCTACACCCCGCGCCCCACCGCTAACGACGACCGTAGCAGGGTCCAACGCGTCGATAGCGTCATCTACATCTGCAAGGCGTGGGTACTCCCGACTGCCAATCACCGCAACGCGCTCACCCATGTACGCCACCTTGAACAGGCATGTCCATCGCGTAGCCGATCAACTCGGCGATAGGCAGCGCCTCATCGAGAGAACAGCCTAGCTCTTGGCGTACCGTACGCAGACGAACCTGCGCCATCTTCTTCGAGATGAAGGTAGACGGACGGCGGACGGGGTTCTTCGCGGGATTTCCCCACAGCACCATGTACGAATCGGGTACGATGCCTGCTTCCCTGGCAGTACCAGAAGGTAGGTACGTCAGGTCGATGAACAACAACACCACGCGAGTACCGTCACCGGGCTCTGAGATGAGCAAGCGTCCATCACGCTGAAGGCTGACGTCCGCTGTAATGCTGTCCTCGACTTCTTCCGCTGTACGCAACGGACGCATGGGTTACTCCTTCGTGAGCAACTGAAGATCCGTGCCGTCAGTGCGCACTGCGTGGTTGGTGGGAACCTGTGCGCACGTACGACAGGCTTTGGCTGGATTGAGTCCGATGTACACACGTCCGCAGCACGACACAACGTACACGGTGTCCGCCCCCTGTTGTTTGTACACGGGCAGCAGATTGCGCAGTGGATTGATGTCGATCATCTCAAAGACTCCTGGAGAGCATACCTCAGAGCCCGCGCATGAGGTAAACTTCGCGCTGCAATGGATCGTTGGCTATCACGCTGTGTGCGCAAGAACATCCGAGCGGGTATGGAGCGCGCACAAGCTCTGCAAACCTGTAGTGGCAAGCTCCCGCCGCATGCGGAGCTCCAGCAAGTATCTACGCACGTCCGCAAGCACGTGAAGCCCGGCGATGCTGCGACGACGGCTGTAGGCTCGGGCGGCGGTGAATTCAATGCTGGATACGGCGTGACCTTCGGCGGTATGCGTGCCACCGGCCAAGCACCGACAGGTGCGGGCGTAGGCACCGGCAACACCACAGGGATCAGCGCTATGCAAGGCATGACCCCTGGGTGGATGCGTACTGAGTCGCAGCCTGTATCGCATTGGGTAGCGGAACTACGCGCGTTGCTGAAGCTGTAGCGCGAGCGCTTCGCGGATCACCACAGGGGGCAAGTCATCCTTCGACCCGTTGTTGTCGATGATGGTGTCTGACCAGCGCGCCGTGTCCTCGTATGGAGGTTCGGATGCGTGTTCCCCCAAGTCTTGGGGTGGTAGCCGCTGCTGCGCGTTCACAGTCCACACCTTGCCGCTGTAGTTATGGTGCCGCTGGATGCTTCGTACTTCGTTGTGAAATCGAACGTCTGTGATGACAACACCCGGAGTTGAGGCTTCGGTACGTTGCGCCGAACCCGAGCGGTGAGGCAGCACACCGAGCAGCGGGCGATACGCGTGCCCGGCAGCCAGCGCGTCCGCGACTCTCAGGACTTCACGGACCCACACGTTCTCATCCGTAGCGCGTCCCCACTCGGTACCCATCTGCTGCAACACCACCCGCGCAGTAAGCAGACCCCCATACGGCTCCAGCGTACGCCAAATGAGCGTACGCAGATTCTCAGTGGCGATCTTGGGCTCCCGAAACAGACGCGCAATCGTGGCTTGCACTTCCTCTTTGTCGACCCATGCCAGTGCGCGGCTCCACCATGCTCTGGCGGTCGCTTGTGAAATCTTGCGCTCGCGCGCAGCACTCGGGCCGAACAGGGTCTCTTCGCCCAAGTCGAAGATCTGATACGCGAGTTGCTTGATCGGGTCCGCCAGCGCAACGCGCTGAAACCCGCACTGCTGAGTCAGTACGTCGCCGACCGTGTCTTTTCCGCTACCCTTGCGCCCGCACACACCAATGATTTGCACGTCTATGCTCCCTGTAGAGGCTGGCTATCAGAGAAATTCATCACCCACGTCATCGGCGGTGATGGTCACGTTGATCGGTTTGTCTGGCTGTTCCGTGTTGAACAGCTCCTCGTTCAAGATGGCATCCAGTCTGGACTCTTGCAGTACGTGAGCATGGAGCCTACGGAGCTCAGCGATGAAGCCCGAGACTAACGTACGGATACGCGCCAGCGTGCGCGGATCTGCGTGTCCATACTGCACCGAGCGCGCTAGCAGTCCCTCCGCGGACACCAGCACTTGTTCGATCATGGCGATGGCAGCTTCTTCTTGAGAATCTCCGACGCCCGCCATCTTGAGTCGCCCGAAACCCAGAGCCGCCACCCACGCGAAGTCGCGCTGTGACTTTGGCCGGAAGATGCGGACACCTTCGAAAGGCGAGTCTCCCTGCAATCGCGCAGTAACGTCTGCTGCATCTTTCGAGTCCACGAAGCCCTCCTAGCATACCGCCGTGAATAGTCAATCTAGCGTGATGTTCGCCCTCGTGGGGCCGCAAGCCAATCTTGAAGTAAACGCAGCTCCTCGAACGTCGCGTCTGTTGCGCTACGCTTGATCGCAATGCTGGTCTGATAGCGTTCTGCTACGTCGATCAAACGGGCGCGCTGTACCGGCGTAATGAGGGTGTCCACGAGATTACCCAGGTCCGTATGGTGCGTGTGCACCCATCCGTCATACCGAGCTTGGTTTACTAGGAGGCGCGCGTGTTCGGTGCAGAGACACTGCCCGTTCACTCCGATAAAACGCACCCGAACTAGCCGATCTAGCAAGTCCCTAGACGCACGACGACCCTTACAGGCTTGCAGCGCTCGAAGGTCTTCGACATGCAGCATCACCCGCTCGTAGTGCGGATGATCCGAAGGCGGCCAAATCACAGGCTCAGCCGTAGAATTCATGCGGTACTCGTGTTGTTGTTGAGGGTCACGTAGGCACTGAGCGCGCCAGTGCGCGACTCAAATCCGCAGGTCTGTCGCCATCGCGCATGTTCGACAACTCCACCGAATTGTCGATCAACTCTTGCTTCTCGCTGAGCAAGTCGATGATGCGCTCATCCAGTGCGTGGTTTGCCACCATGCGCAGAATTTGAACAGGGCGCGTCTGCCCGATACGGCAGATACGATCTTCGGCTTGCGCATTGAGCGCGGGTGTCCATTCCAAGTCCAAGAAGACCGCATTGCACGCACGCGTAAGCGTGATCGCTACGCCGCCTGCCTTGATGCTGGCTGCGATGCCTTTCAGCTCGCCCTTTTGGAATCGGTCTTCAATGGCGGTACGCTCCGAGGCGGGGGTAGCTCCCGTGATCAAGGCCCACCCCGGTCGTTGACCCAAGGCTTCCAGCGGTGCCACGTGCGCGGAGAACACCACCACCGGTTCATCCTGTTCTTCGTAGGACTCAACCAGATCCAACAAGGTCTCGACCTTGGCAGCGGCAAGCGCTGCGCGCGCGGCGGAGATCGCCTCGAACGCTACACCTCCCGACGACGACATAGCCTTGTCGATCAAGCTATCCAGATTCACACCCACCTTGGCCAGCGCCGCGAGAGCCTTGTCGCAGGTCTTCTTCATCGTCGCGGATAGCTCGACATTCATGGTCGCCCGCGTCTTGGGAGGCATGTCCTTGAGCACCTCAGTGCGCAATCGACGCAGGGTGGCACGCCGCATCAGCTCTCCCACTTGGGCGTCAGGCTGGCCCCACTCGTACCCGCCCCACTTGTTCTGCCACCCATTGAAGAGTGCAACAAACCGCGGCCACGACCCAAAGATCTCACGCTCCAACCCGAACACCGAGAGAATCGTCCACAACTCGTGTGGACGGTTGAGCAACGGCGTTGCAGTCAG